TCATTCCGTTAAACGTCACCTGTGCACCGCTTATACCTATATTGCTACCATTAACAACCTGTATTCTCACATTCACCCTCTTTACGGTAAAGTTGATAGGAACACGGGTGTCCGAATTGTACACAGTAAACGAGTTTGCCACATCATAACAATAGGGATAAGTTGCCACATAGTCGTATGTGCCCGAAAACAGTTGTGTAGATACCAAACCAAGCTCATTTGTTACGAGTTCTTCCGTCTGTCCCACAATGTTTATTTTGGCTCCCGAAGCCTGGACAGCCCCTATCGAAGCGTTGAATGTCACGTTGAACGGAACCGCGGACTTCTCGCTCATTTTTATGGTGTACTCGTTTTCTCCTGCCTTTATGTTGACATTGCCTTTTGCCGGGTTATAGTCCTGCTGTGAGGCACTCCATTCCCATACACCAAGTTCCAATGTCCAACTTGCAGCAATACCGTTGTTATTGGAATATCTCGTCTCCCCGTTTATCGTCACCACTGCATTCTGTATAGGCTGTTCTGTCTCTACGTCAATAACTTTTACCGTCAGTTTTCCGGTCTGCTTAACAAGGTCTACCGTTATGGCTAAAGGCTGGTTTATCAATACTGCCGTTCCGGTTCTCGGTTCGTACCCCTCTTTATTTACGCTCCACGGGTAACTGCCCGGTACACGGTTGAATACCGCGTTTCCGCTTGCATCCGTATTGACTGTCTGCTCTCCTTCCCCAACTCCAAGCACAACGGGCTGGTTCCTTACTGGCTGGTTGTTCATTCTCACTGTAAAGATGATGTCATAGGTGACAAGCTTCAATTGCACGTCCACGCGCTTGTTCTCCCCATTCACCGTCACTACACCCTGCTTGGTATAATATCCTTCTTTTTGTACAGTCCAGTTATAGCCGCCCGATATCCGGACAAACTGCGCCTGTCCTCCACTCGTGCTTATCGCTTCCGTTCCTATCGTTACCAAAGCATCATCTAATGGAGTGTTGTCCTCGTCCGTCACATAGAAGTCAATCAAGTAACCCATCTGCACCAAGTCAACTTCTATCGTCACATCCTGGTCGATAACTTCTACGGTACCGTCCTTTGCATAGAATTCAGTCTTTGTCACCTTCCAGTTATATTCCCCTGCTATGTCTATGAACGTCACAACTCCGTTACTTGCCGTTTGCAGCGTCGTTCCATTGAACGTCACGTCTGCCTTTGACACTGGCAAGCCGTTGCTTCTCACAATAAAATTTATCTTATATTTCGGTATAGGATGGAACTGCACGTCAATAACGGCATTGTCGTATATCGTGAAATCGTTTTCCACCGTCACATATTCTTCTTTTACCACCTTGTAATGATACGTTCCTGCCGGATATATAAACCCGGTTGCAAGTCCCTGCGCATTAGAGCTTCCGGTCTGGTTAGGAATTCCCTCACCCGTCACCAATACGGATGCACCCGATACTGGTTCCACACCGTTCCTTATACGGAAAGTTACATTATAGTAAGGTATCTTTTCCATCTCGATTTCGATATTGGTAGAATCCACTATTTCAGCATTTCTTCTTACTGTATAATAGTCCTCGTATTCTGCCACATATTCATATATACCAGGAAATACCTCGAATGTCGCTATACCGTTGCTTCCGGTATATTGCACCTTTCCTGCAAAGGACACTTTCACGTTCTGCATCCAGTCTTTTGTCTCCTTGTTGCGCACAAAGAACGTAACCACCCGTTCATAGGCGGCTCCCATTAATTGTACATATTCTACAGCGTCCTTGTCCACCAATAAGGTGTTTTCCACGCTTTCAAAGTTTTCTGCTTCCACCTCGTAATACCATTGTCCGCGCGGCAGCGTTATCTTCGCCTCACCGTTAACGTCCGTTATCAGTTCTTCCCCGTTTACCGTTATCTTCGCATTGGGTATATACTTATTCCGGTTTGAAAATACCTTGAACAATATCTGATATTCTTCCTCTCCTACATAAGGACGTATCAATTCACTGCCGAATATGTTCTTATATCCAACAAGGTAATTTTTTAGGAATGTCTCTACAGTGAATTGTCTCTGATATGCATTGTTTTTATAGTAGGCGGCTATAATGTCACGTTCACCCAAATATCCTTGTGAAAACGGCAGATATAAGGGTTTCACATGAAAATCGTATATATATACATACGGGTAGTTTCCGACCGTTCTTTCCTGGATAAATATAGGTGCGATATACTTCATTCCCGGCATTATCGACAAAGCACGTCCGGACGGGAAATTAAGCGTAGGTGCGTTCAAAAACTTCTCGTTCGTTGACAGCAGTATTCCTTTTATGTAGTAATACATGCCCTCGTTCTTTATGTCCAAATATTCGTTTTCGTGGAACCATAGAGAGCTTCCGGTTATCTGTCCGTTTTCCAATATCCCCATAGGCAATGGCTCGCCATCTACCGTTTCATAGCCTGCTACTCCAAACTTTAGGTTTTCATTGTCTGTAGCCGACACCTTTACTTGCAATGATATTTCATAGGATAGGTTCGGGTCTATAATTATAAGCTTGTCCAAATCCACCCTTCCGTCTATGCCCACGGCTTGGTTGCCAAAAAATGTCATAGCGTTGAATATCTCTCCATCATTCCCGTTTTCGTCCTGCGTTATACTTATACTTTCCGGTATCAATAGAGGATAATTATTCAAATCCTCTACTCCTTTTGTATATTCATACGCTTTTGATACATTCATTACCGTATTCGTCCGGTCACATGTAGGCGAACTATGTCCCATCGCCCACCCCGTAGCTTCCGGTCTCAACAAGGCAAATATAAACTCGTCCAACGAATTGTATCTTATCAGTCGCAACAATTCTCCCAATATCTCGCCTTCCTTGCTTATGATGTCAAGTCTTCCACGCTTTGAATATTCTTCCAGGTAATTATAGAATAGGTATTTCATCTGTTCCTGGCTGTCCACCATGTTAGTAACAAGACCTCTGTTCTGAATAAACATCTCGAACAAAATCTGATTCGTGTCTATCTTTTTGTATTGTCTTGCATACAATACTATCAAAGCGAATATATGAGTTATGGTTCCCCAAAAGGCACGGAAATCCTCGTTCTCTTTCTTTTTTAGGAATGTGGGCAAAATTCCCCTTCCTTCCAGTTTTTCAAGCACGTTTTCTGCCCACCGTATCACTTCCTTATCGTTTTCTTCAAAAAAACGACTGAAAGGCAAATTATCATATATAGGTGTGGACTGGGGTAAAAATAATCCCCCACACGGGTTTTCTTTCTTCTGTTTTACTTCCATGTTGAACTACAATTAATTGCACGGTAAAAATACGATTAATTTTGGATATTACGAAAACAAACACGACGAAAAATACTGTAGAACCGTTCCACCACTGCAATCTCCCTCATCAAAGACCAGTCCATAACGATAGAGGCTCTAAAGGTAGGGGTGTGGGTTGAAAAAGATTATGTGGGTCAATATACAAATACATTATATGATAATGAATATGCTTATACTGGTGTAACAAACAATGAATCAGATGAAAGTAAATTACTATATCCAAGTAATTCATTCGGTTGGACGTTTAAATCAAGTATATTATCTTCTGTTGGAGAATGGACACAATTAGCTTTGACTTTTAGACAAAGAAATTATTATAGCGGACAAATGTTAAATCCCTTGTATGTAGATAAGAAACCTGGATATTGGGATTTTGCTTCTACACAGCCATTTGATAACCCTACGACTATTGTCTGTAATATGTCATATACTTATGATAATAGATTGCAATATTATACTCTTTCATCTATTATGCCTTCACATGGTGGAATAATGATAAGTCATTTTATTTTTAATGATAGAAGTCAATCCGGAAATCTTATATTTAAAAGAAAAAATTCTCTTAAATATAAGATAGCTTTTTTTCAAAAAACTACAACAAGAATATATAACAGTTACTCTTTGAAAAAATTTACTTGTAATGTAGCAACAGTTGTCGCTTCAAATGGTGTAATGGTATCTTTATATATAAGTGCTGCAAAAAACTATTTTTTTAATACTATATTAATGAGTACAAATGCTGATTCTGCCATACAAAGTGAAATTGATTTTACTTCTATAGAAAGTTTTCCTTTTTCTAATATTCACTATTTATTGTGTTGGAATAAAATTACAAGTGAAGCTGTAGACGTAACACATACTGATTATTTATTTTTAGTAAAAGTAATGCCGGAAACATATAATCACCAATATTACAATAATTTTGATTATTTATTTTTTAAAGCTAAAAATATATTAAATAATTATCCAAATGCAGAGTTTGCTTCAAAATGGGAATGTTATTACAATATCCCATCTGCCGTTAAATCTGTAATTGGAGGAGATTGCTGGGTTTCACCAGATTTGAAATGGTTATTTTATATTAAAAACAATTCGACTGCAATAGGAGGTTATACCAAAGGGTTGCATGCTATAAAAGGTTCATCAGCTCTTTTTAATATGACGGGATGGTCTGGAACCTCTTATGCAATGGATAAAGAGGGTAGTGCAATTGCAGAAGATTGTAAGAATATTTATATATTGGATATCAAATTTAATTCTAAATCTAACAGAATGATGATTTTCGGTAATTCCACTCGTGGTCATTTTGGAGATTTTGATTTAGGTTCAGATTTAAAATATATAGAAGGAACACAACCCGACGTAATATATTTCTTTGCATTGAGTACAGAATGGGTTAACGTAACAAAAACGGTGTCAACTAATACTGATTTCCCGTCAACTTATTTAAATGCCGGAAAACAAGGTAGTGTTTATCTTCCTAATATTAATTTTGTTAATAATTCTATTAGTTATATGTACCCGGCAGGAAACAAACCTATAACTGGATATAGATATAATTTAATATGGGATAATTGATTAAAACGATATGGATAATTAAAGAGTAACTATATACCATTTACATCAAGAATGTTTAGGTATATAGTTACTCTTTATTAAATCAATCACCAAATGTCAAATCAAATTCATAAGCTGTTGGTTCATAAGTTGAATATTTTGCTGGATAGACAAAAGAAATATTTCTGTTACTATCATATGTACCCGTAACACCCATAATATTAAAATAAGGTTTGTAATCGACAGACGTTCCACCGCCAGGTATTGTCTTATAATTATCATATCTATTCCATAATGTATTCATTCCTATACTTTCTTTTGAAAATTCCATCCATTTCTTTCCGTTATAAACAAAGCAATATAAATAATCTGGACTGATAAAAGTATAATAAGCACCTTTGTCTAAAAAAGAACCTATAAGACTGTTACATAGTACAATTATCTTATAATCAGTTTTATTAAATATTATATCAAGGACATATTTATTGGCAACTGCATTTCTTATTTCTGATGTCGAATCATCATCTATATAATAAATAGTTGAAGACCAACCAGTTTTCCCGATAATAGGAGTTGCACTTTTTACTGTAACAAGTCCTTTCCCATACGGTTTGTCTGTTGTTCCATACAAGACAGCAAACATCCATTTCAAATTACTTGAAACCCACATATTATTACCCATCTTGTCAGTAAATGCAGCCGGGAAATTGTCGTGTATAGACCAAACATCAGATGAACCTCTTATATTATTCCAAACAGAACCTTTAAATGACAGCACGGCAGCATGGCACTTATCATTCACATCATTTCTTTTGCCATATACCAATACAGAAAGTTCATGACTACTTTGTGTAAACAAGAATCTCTTTACAGCACCAGAACTTACTCTCGAATTACCACTAATTTGAAGACGGTTTCTGCTCCAATTACCTCCAGGTGTATTCTGATAATCTATAGAATAACTTATTACATAATCAGTAGATTTGAAACAATCCATTCCCGTTACTATATAAATATAATTATCATCCTGGTTTTCTCCATAATTCAATAAAGGAACGTAATAATTCTTGTAACAAAAATTATTTAAAATATCTTTTATGTATGGCAAATCATCATAATTAACTTCTTGCAAAAAATATACAGATTGTTGTATTTGACCAGTCTGTTTTAAAATTCTTATTTGACAATAATAAGCCGCTAATGAATATCTTGTTACACTATACATTACAAAAGTATAATTATAACCAGCATCGCCCCAAAGAGACATATAAAGAAAATCTGCCATTAAGACTTCACTTGAACTAAAGTCAGTTCCGATATTATATTGAAAAGAACCACCGGAAGAAGTTGTTATTACAGAAGTATTTATAAATGGAGCAGCAATTCCAGGTCTTGAAAATGAATATAAGAATTTTTTTACCGTATAATTTGAAGTATTTACATCAGACGGTATATTCATCATAAATGCTTGACTACTGCCGATATGAGCTATATAATCAGACCCTCCAGTTTCTCTATTTATACCAGTATAAAAACTTTCGTTATTTTTAAATCCAGAATACACACTTCCACTATCAACCCACACCCCTACCTTTAGAGCCTCTATTGTTATGGACTGGTCTTTGATGAGGGAGATTGCAGTGGTGGAACGGTTCGGATAATTCCATGTTCCTGTTCCGTTTCCTCCCCAGGTCGTGCTACCTCCTGCTTCCCACCAATAATTGCCCGGCTTTATTGTCAGTACCACCTGTCCGCTCGTATTTGTAGTGCCGCTATATGCAGTGCTGGTATTGTTGCTTGACAGTTTTACCACACATCCACTTCCTACACTTGTTCCTGTATTCACATCTTTTACCGTTATCGTTATTATTGCGTTACTTGGTACCAACTTAAGTGTAAAGTTGGATGTGTTCGTGTTCGTCGTATTCAACGTGTCGTATCTTGATGCACTTACAACATATCTCATTGTTGTTCCAGATACATATACAGTCGCTTGTCCAGCACTGTTTGTCGTTACTGTCTGCGTAGCGAAATTATTAGAATCTGAACTATCTCCATTAATACCATATACCTTTATTGTCGCACCACTTACAGCCGCATTTGTATAGCTATTCTGTACAGTCACTACAATACTCTTTATTGCAGTAGAATAAAATGCTGTAGCGTCACTGTTATGTCCTATATTGCTAAAATTATAATTAGGGGTGATGTTGTATGTCGTTTCGGTCGTTGTTGTGCCAGTCACATAATAACTTGCCTTGTATGCAGCTATATTTGTCGTTATACCTGCAATGAATGTATATGTTCCATAATAATATACCGTTTTGGCAGCATTTTGAGTGAGTGTTACTGTCGTCGCCACTCCTGCTGTTGTAAATATAGGCTTCACTAATGTGTTTACTCTCCACCATCCTAATAAAGGAGTAGAAAGCGGCACCCTTATTCTGAATGCAACTGCTACACTCTTCGTCAATCTTACAGCATTCTGTGTAGTCGTTGCTGTAGGCATTGTTATTGTCGTGCTTCCGGCTACCCAATAGCTTGTACCTCCACCCCATGACAATGTATATGAACCTGCTATCATCGGCCCGAATGACACTTGACCACTGCTATTCGTCGTTCCCGTGAATTTGATAGAAGAAAGGCTTTTGTTCGTCAGTGTTACCGGACATCCGTTCGCGTTCCCTTTTACCGCACTCTGATAATAGTCCTTCATTGTTATTGTGATAGAAGAACTCGTCTCACTCATTTTCAAGTTCAACGGACTTGCCTGTGTAGATGATAACGTACCGGACAACGCATTGTAGTTCGTTTTTGAAAATGAATATCCTCTATTGATACCGCTTCTATATACAGTCCAATTACCACTACTATCCGTTGTCCCTGTCTGTCCTAAATAGGAACATGATACTCCACTTATATTTGTCCCATAATTAGAACTCTTTATATTAAATGTCAGACGTGCCGTCACATTCAGTGTCATAATCCATTGTTCGTTTTCACTCGTCCATGTATGGGTCTGGCTTGCATTGCTGTAATAACTCGCGTTGTTTTTCGGTGTATAGGTGTAGTTTATTCCTGCATATACGGTATTCGTTTTCTTTCCGCTCTCATCCAATGTTATTTCTCCTGCCGGGGCATTCGAGCCTGTAGGCACACTTCTGACTATCACTGCACTACCTAACGGATGGGTTGCTGCGATGTTTGGAACTTTCTCAACGACTGTCAGTGTAACCGTTCTTGTCGTTCTGTTCATCGTCACTGTATAAGGTGATGTCTGTGTGGCGGTCACTGTTCCTACGTAGTTGTTGAAATACTGTGCCGTGGCAGTCATTTGTCTGTCTAATCCGCTTCTGTAGAAGCTTCCTCCGGATGGAAGCGTTTGACCAAAGTAGGTAATCGTTCCAGAAAGCGCATTGTTTGTATTGTAAATATTTGCTACTGTATTAATCACTATCTTTTGATTGCAAATCAGATATATTCCCTGGAACTGTCCTGCTGCTGTATAAGTCAATGCAGTATTTGGATTACTGTAATAATTAGCTCTTGTTGTCGGAGTGAATGTTACTGGCGTACCTAAATAACATACAAACGATACATTGCCGTTCGTATCTAACGTTAATGGGCTTGTAGAAGCTGCCGGACTAAAATTCATCTTCATGGACGCATAAGTTGCCATCGTGAAATTGAACGTATCTGTCCCAGAAGCCGCCTTTCTTGTCACTGTTACAGCATTTGTATTAGAATTATTGTACCATCCTATTCTATTAGAACCTTCATTGAACAAAAAGTCTTTATTGCCCGACAACATTCTATCAAAAGTACACTTACTTAAAATCTCGGCATCCGATTTATTCTGAACATTGCTTCCGGTTATGTCGAATACCGTTGCCATTTCGAGATACCATGTAATCGGTCTACTTCCACCCTCTATATAGAAAAAATTGGTAGTGCTGAAACTTCCTGTCGCACCGCATCTTACATAGTAGACATAAGTGTACCATCCTCCTGTTCCTTTTCCGTCATTTGAATTAACCCATTTTCTTATAGGGTTGTCACCTGTTGCATTACTTGCAAAAATAAGCTTTCTATCAGCCGGAATTTTTGCTCTGAAATACGCTACAAATTCCTTGTTTGCTGCCGTTGGCGTACCAAAATAAAAACCTCCCAATCCAGGCGATACAGCAGAACTTGCATCCGTAGTGATTTCGAGCATATATTTAGGAGTAACCGGAACAACTTCACTCACTCCAAGACTTACTGTAGCGGTTGAACGCGTCATTACCGCATTGAACGGAGACGCGGTGTCTGACGTTATACTACCTCTATAATTACCGTGATATGTCGCTGTAATATCTACATTTCTTGTTACAGAACTCCTATACAATGATACATTACCGCTATTGTCCGTTGTCCCTGTCTGATGAAAATATGATACGGTAGCTCCACTTAAATTCGTTCCGCTCGGTACGTTCGATTTAACATTAATCGTTATCTTTGCCGTTACAGTCAAATCCATAGTCCATGACTGATTGGCGGCTGTATAGGTATGAGTTTGGGTCGGATTGCTGTAGAATTCCGGATGTCCTACTACCGTAAACGTCATTTCCGTACCTATATATCCATTGAATGTCACTGCACCGCTTGCATTCGTTGTAAGTGTTCCGGTCGCACTTCCTGCTGTGTATTTTATCTGTAAGTTCTGATAATAAGTTGTCTGTGCTGGCGTTATTTCTCTTACTACAAGTGTAACTGGATTAGCGGCACGTGTCATTACGATATTGAACGGTGAAGTAGAATCGAACCTTATCTGACCTGTATAAGATTCAAGATTTGCAGCACTCACCGATATATTACGAGGGTCTGAACCGCTCCAGTAGAACACTGCGTTTCCGCTTGCATCCGTCGTTTTTGTCTGAGTAAAATAATTTACTGTTGCACCTTGAATGTTTTGCCCTGGTACATTATCTTTCACATTTACAGTTATCTGTTTCGCACAAGTGAGATTCATGTTCCATACTTCACCTGCCGTTGTAAATGTATGTGTTTGAGTTGGATTACTATAAAATACCCTTCTATTTTCTGCAATTACTGCAAATGTAATCGGAATACCTAAATACGCCTCAAATGTATTTGTTCCGCTCGTAATCGTTCCATTACCTGCTGCCGACGTGTAACTTAATGTAAAATTATACCTACCATCCAAAATTACACTTGCACCACCCGGTATCACTTCATATTGCTGTACTGTCACTACATGCTTATTTCTTAGCATCGTAACATTAAGCGGTGAAGCTGTAGTAGGAGCAATGGTTCCGTTTACCGTGCTGTAATCCTCCTTGTCTAAAGAATAATCCTTTCCCAGTGCTGACCGGAACAATGAAGCGTTTCCGCTTGCATCCGTCGTTTTTGTCTGTTCGTTGTAAGTTACCGTTACTCCCTGGATATTGTTTTTCGCATATACATCCTTTACATTAACCGTTATCTTTGAGGTCACGTTCAAATCAAACGGCCATATCACACCGTCTTCCGTCCATGTATAGGATTGTGTCGGATTGCTGTAAAAGCTTGGGTATGAATCAGTCGTGAACGTGTATTCCAGATTTTTTATCAATAACTGGTTGGTATAACCGTTTTCATCCAAAGTCAGCTTTATCGTTCCTGCCTTGGATGTCATTGTAATGGTTTGATTTGATAAATACGCCCTTCCTGCCGTACCGTACACCTCCGAAACCTGAATACCTGCATTAATCAATTCATATTGCACTTCTACATCCAACACTGTACCACTTTCACTTTGGGGATGTGAGAATGTGTCGGATGAAACCTCACCTGCAAGAACCTCATAGGTGTATTCTCCTACCGGAACATTCGGCATGACTATCGTTCCTTCCGTATTCGTCTCTCCCTCGAACACCATGTCCGGCAATACATTGTTTGTTACACGTACCAAAATTCCATCCGGTGGTAAAACTCCCTGCGTTGACACATGGAAAGTAACTGGATATTCCTTTGCTTCCAATTCAATATCCATTCTTGTTTCTGTTCCAGTAGGTTTGAAATTCCCAGTTTTGGTATTATAATGCTGCTTGCTTACACTGTAAGACATATTTACCGGAGAAATGTACATTTGCACTATTCCATCCGTATTCGTCGTTCCTGTCTGATTGACAGACATTCCACTGAATGTTACTGATGCACCGCTTAACTCACCGTATAAATTAGAGGTGATATATACCGGAATTCTCTTCGAGCATGTATATACAAGGTCTTTTGTTTTTGTGTCAGAATAATTTAACGTCGCTACAGCTCCGTTACCTTCATAAAAAGTGACTGGCTGTATCTGGAAACGTTCTGCAATACCTGCATACACGGTTTTTACAAATCTTCCGTTTGCGTCCGTCGTTACATTATCACCGGATGATTCGCCATTGTCATTGTAATAACATGCAAGAATCATTCCGGCTTTTACCGGATTTGCTGTTGTCGTGGAAATAGAAGGTATTATTTCCTTTACCGTATAAATGACTGAAATCGTTCTTCTTACTACTGTAGTGGAAATAGTGATATTTTCCGGAAGAGTGATATTTTCTGTCTTGCTGTTGAAATTACTGTTTCCACCTCCGTATGTGATAGTATATTCTCCAGGCGGTATGTTGAACTGTCCGTTTCCTTTAGATGTGAATACACCGTTTGCGTTTGTCGCTCCAGTAAAACTATATGCTTGTGACGGTGTGCCGCCCCAGGCACTCGTAACCGTCACCGTACAATTCGCTGCCACTGATTCGTAGGGTTTCATACTTTTTAGGTTTACCGTCAATGTCATTTCTGCATACCCCATGATTATGTCTATATAATCGGCTGACAATGGAGGTGTAAACGTACCTGTCTTGTCCGTATGGTCTGCTACTGTACATTCATAGCTCATTGCAATAGGTGAGATGTACACGCTTGCCGAACCGTCACTTCTGGATGTCACTGTTTGAGGCAAAGACATTCCGGACACGGTTATTTCCGCACCTTCAAGCGGTCTTAACGTGTTCTGCTGTTTTACCCTTAATTCTACTTTCTTTGAACATGTGATTTCCATAAGTGTAGGTACACTCGCTCCGAAACCCCAATTCTTAATCAGCAAACCGTTGTTCTCATAGAAACCTTTCTCCTTTATTGTCAACTGATAATCAATACCCGGCATTACTTCCGGAAATATCTTTCCTGCTGCATTCGTTGTATATTCTCGTACATTATCGTTGAACATGTTCTTTACTGAAACAACAATTCCAGCCTTGACCGGATTGAAGTTCAGAGCGGCTTTCTGTTCGGCAGCTATCTTTACAGTTACCTGGCTTACCGGAGTCGTTATCGTCACATCCACATAGAAAGTTCTCGGCTGTGCATCACGTGTCACATTCGGCTGCACTGTCAACATCGTACCTTCCAAAGAAGCTATTTCGTCATTTGACACGTTGAATACCAATTCTGCACCTCCGCTTGCAAAATCATATGGCTCGTCCTCACCGCCAATTTCTGCACGTCGAAAAGTTTTTACATGTTCCATCAAATCAAACGTCACTCCTTTGTTAGGAACAACGAAGTTTTCCGGTGTATGAACTATGTAATAATAACTGTCATTGGATAACGTCTCGGCTGTATTTTCACCGCTGAATCTTACTGTAGTAGCATCACCGGACACACCGGGAATATTCTCTATTACGTCAACTTCCGGTTCGATTTCCCTTCTTGTCATAGTAAAGGGAAGGTCTATATCCTTCAATTTTTCAAGCGTTATCGACTGGTTTTCTACCGCATCATAATATCTGTGTGTCGCATTCCAAGTATATTCCCCTGCTTCCGCTCCAAGCTGCAATACACCTATATCATTCGTGTAACCGGAATCCACCTTAATTCCAGTTCCCTTGTTTATCAATTCGATATATACGCCGGAAATAGGAGCCTTCGTTATCGCGTCCGTTGCAGTGTATGTTATTACCGTATCTCTCAATTCCAAGTAAATTGTTTCCGGTACGTCCTGGTCTTTGATAGTCACAGTTCCGGTATATCTCTTATAGTTTCTGTGCGTTACCGTATATTCATAGTCACCGTTTCCAAGTGTCACGCTTACAACACCGTTAACGTTCGTTACACGCGTCTCTCCGTTTATCTGCAATTCTGCACCCTGGATATAGTTACCGTTTTCAATGTCCCGTACAGTCAAGCGGAATGTATAGAAAGCCTGTTCCAATTCCACAATTTTAGAAACTTCCGAACCTTCAACCACTACAAAATCATTAACGGACATATAACCGGACTTGAAAGCCGTATATTCATAGGTTCCGTTCGGCAAGCTTATAATCGCTATACCTTCCTTATCGGTCAGATAAGTAGAACCATTTATCTTTATCGTCGCTCCTTCCAGAACCATGTGGGTAGCGGAATCCAGCACCGTAAACTTTATCGCATACGGAATTGCCGTCATTTCGACAAGAATACAGTTAGGGTCTTCCCCGACAATCTCAATTTCCTTTACAAGGTCTTGATAGTCTTCTTTTGCAACCCTCATTTCATATTTCCCGGTTTGCAGCCCCATGCTTGCCTGCCCTTCGTTATCCGTCTTTTCCTTTATGTCATTTATTGTGATGTTTGCTTCCGGAATATAAATACTTCTGTTTCTGTCAATTACAGCAAAATTTACATTCATTTTTGTAAGGAACATTCTTTGAAATATATCTACTGGCTGATTTTCGACCGTAAATACACTTTCTATGGTCTGGAAACCCGATTTTTCAAGCTTGTATTCATAGGTTCCCGGCTCCAAATTAATGACCGCCTGCCCCTTATCATCCGTTTCTGACGTGTAAACGCTTGTTGTCACAGTTACCCCCTGCAAAGGCGCTTCACCCTCATATACGGTAAACGTAACCGGATAAGGCGTCGCAATGAAATCATTTATATTTATGTAAATAGGGTTGTTCAGAACGACAAATTCCCCTGTCTTCTGTGTCCAGTTCGTTTTTGACAATATGTATGTGTATTCCCCGTTCTCCAAAAGAATGTTTGCCGTACCGTTACTGTCCGTAATGATTACCTTGTTTCCTATTGTTATATATGCGCCCGGTACGGCTACATTCTTGGTATTGGTTACGGTAAATGAACACAAATATTTCTGTGACGCTATAACCGATTGAGAACCTTTATATATGTCGCTTTCTCCTGCCGGATAAAAAATATTGGACAAGCTGCTGCCCGAATCATACAGAATATTCCCTTCCAAGTCTCGCATTCTGAATCCCTTGATACGCGGCAACATGTTCAAAGGCACCTCTTCATCAAAGTAGGGAAAGAAATATTCGTCCGGTACATACTTAACGCCTTCCGCAGTCTTCACCACTTCCAGCAAATCATCCCATTCTACCTTTTTGCCTGCTTCCCAGAAACGGAAATCCAGATACTTCGTCATTGCAATCTGGATATTTTTTCTTACATCCGCAATCACTGCATTAGGTGACAATTCCACACGGAAATCTACTCCTTCTTCACCACCTACATACATCCATTTTGCGTTTTCAATCACAATTCCAAGCGTATTCCCCTGCAAATCAAGTTCGGTCAGTCCGAAATAGGGTGTAGCTTTTGTAAGCAATTCTTCCAATTCATCATCCGTAAAGAAAGACCCGTTTTGGGTTACAAGGTAGATATGCGTCTTTCCATCCTCACCCAATCCGACATTCATAACCTTTAAAATGCGTGGGTCTAAATCCTGGAATATTTGTGTCCAGCCTTCCATTGTGTCAGTGGAAAGCTTGTTGTTGTAATTTATTATTCTGTTTCTAAATGTTTCGTCGTCCTCATAATCACGTCCACCGATAGCCGCATATTCATTCGTACACTCTATATGTGTCAACGGTCTTGGCGATACTTCCGTAATACTGTTTGCCTCCACATTGGTAGCAGACCCAGTGATAACGCTTCTTACACTGATATACCCATATCCCGACTTATCAACCGTAAAAGGCTGGTCTACAGTAAATTGCACTCCGTTCTTTGAAATAAACTTTGTTCCTACCTCATAATGCGTGCCAGGCTCGGCAAAAACACGTACATAAGTAGAGGAACCAAGTGCTTCTTTTCTCGGACTTACACCAAACAACGCAGCCGATTTGTCCAGATAATCGCCTGTTGCCGACTTGGGAAAAATCTGCGCCTCCACTATGGCAATATCCTTTATCGCTTTTTGCGCCACCTTTGCGGTACCATAAGCGACACCATTAAGTACAGAACCGTCCGCAATATTTGAAACGCGGTCGGTCTTGTTTAAAAACATTTCAATCCACAAATTCTTTAAATTTGCAATCGTATTCGCTGTTTTTGTAATCATTTTTGAATATATTTAAATAGGAACATTAATAACAAAATCTTCTCTCGTCACGGTTGTAGCCTTTACCTTCATAAATACCGCGTCTTCTTTTTTTACCAAATCCAAAAGCTCTGCACTCGCCCATCGGTTATCCCTTTGGAACATGTTCATAAGAGCCTTAAATATCACCGGATATTGTATTGCGTTCGTTGTCTGTCCGATAAAATCGGATGGTAACCCGTAATCCTTGAATTCCGGAATACAGCCTTTCAGAGCCTCCAATATGATTTTCAACGCCTGGTCCATAGATGTACCGAATTTCTTCACCTTCAAATCATCATTCTTAAACTCGAATTCGGTATCTATGTCTTTGCCTAACACATTCTCCCCTACAAGCGTATCTACCACATTATCCACATAATTCACACCGACATTCCGAAGGTTCACGGCAAATGTATTACTTCCCCGTCCTGCTTCATAATCTTCTTCTATGATGTATTGTGGTGTAGTTATAGAAGTCCAATCGTCCTCTGGGTCTGTCATTGCAATTTCTTCCGCAACATTCTCGAATGTTTCTCCTGTCCTTAACTGCTTGTCAAGTTGTAGGGTGTTCTGTCTTCCTATGGTTGCGCTTCTTAACCACCTGTCAGAATTTTTTATTGTCAATATCTTTGTTTCCACTTCCGAAAAGTTGTCTAATATTTCCCACATAGAAATATCGTCCAACTTGTTTTCGTGAAGCTGGAACATAGGCTCTACGATATTAATTTGCGCTATCATCTTATCCAACTGATAGAATGATTCTGCATTCAGTTCTCCTCCCTGGTAATAATCCACTATGTAAGCATAGTAATTGTTACAAAAATCAACATAATTTTGGAAGAACTGTTTTATGTCATACCCGGTAATATTTTTGAACTTGGCGTATGCCGTTTCCATTACTGCGTCCATCCTTTAACCTCCTTTATTATAACAAAGCTGCAAGTGAAGCCGCCAAATCATTAACACCTTTCTGTATTGCAGCAGCCGTACAAATTTTAGTAAGTGCTGTTTTTGCTTTCTGTTCTCCTGCCACCGCTTCTATAGGGGCTATCGCTGTCATTGTAAGCGAATATTCCCATATCATATTACGCTGTAAACTTTGGTTCAGTACCAATCCAGTAGGAGGGACAGTCACTAAATAACTCTCACCCAAAGCCATATTATAGAAGTAAAGACGAAATGGCAAACCGTCCTTATCCACACCATTACTTTTTGATATGATAGCTTGTAATATTTTCGTACATCCATATCCGTTCTTGACAGACGGGTCGAACGAAGCCGACTTCAAGGAGTTCGTATTTTTACCCGAAATATCACTCAAACTCCATTTCCCGGCTGATAAACTATAGGCCGCTCCTGCCAGACTTGACGCACCGCCACCAAGCGACAATAGCAATTTAAATGTTCGTCCAAAATCGCCTCTTATTGTAATGTCCTGTGGTACAAAGGTAGGAGAAGACAATACCGTTACGCCTCCTGCCGTGTTCCTTATATTTTCCCTCTTCGCTTCCGTCTTGCTTATCGCATTCGGGGTAATAGGGAATGTGAAAAAATCTATCGTATTGTTCTTTGAATCTGCCAGTTCAAGTGTACAGAGATACACCTCAAAATCATTCGGAAATTGAGATGCTAATATAGCTCTTCCAGCCGTCTCTATCAAAGACCCTGCTTTTTGTATTGCTGCCTGCGCGACGTTTGCCATAATCTTTTCTTATCGTTTTCAAAAATACGAAATAATTATCAATCCGAAAAAGTTACGGTGCTTTTTATTCCATCAAACTGCAACGGGTTGACTGCCGCTACCGCACCGACCCCGGCACCGAATCCGGCTTTACCTCCATCCATCGCCCCCGAACCTGCAAGTGCTGTTTGCCATGCGTTCTTTAATGTCATTATCTGGTTCTCCACATTATTCAATAACTGTATCAAAGTGTTCGCCAGTGTTAAAGGTTCCTTCGCATTGTTTATATTGACCTTCTGTCCGGTCATAAGCTTTATTAGGTTCTGCGTTAGCTGAATCATTTCCGCATCATTGTCATAACCCAATACCACACCGTTATCATCTATAGTCATATGGCTTTTTCCGTCGTGGAAATTAACGTCCACAGTGTTAGGGTCTGCCTTTATTACGGTTGTCTTGTCCTGGGTCTTCCACGTAAAATTAACCCCCTCCATATTCATAGTAAAACGCCTTATTTCCTTATCCTTTTCTTTCACATCCTCGACCACATTAACGACTTCCGCAATGACTTCGTTATATCCGGTTACTTTCACCTTCTTGGAAGCCACTATCTCGGCTTCCCCCGAACTTTGTAATCTTATCTTATGTTTTTCGTTTCCTCCCAATGTAACGTTGAAATTTACGGGCTTCTCTATAGAGGTAAGGTTCATGTTCCATTCCTGGTTACGTGGGTCTATCGTCATAGACATAGTTACCCCTTCCACCTGCTTTTTCATCCGTATAACATCCTCGCTCCATGCCGGAACCTCATCATTACCTATAAAGGTGCCTATGACTGTAGGCTGATTAAGGAAATCGCTGCTCGCTATCATTACCTGGCACCCCTTCTCACCCGGTTTTTCGGGAAACCATATGTTATTGATAGCCTCGTTAGTAATGCGTGCGTCATTGCGGAATATACCGCCTTCCATCATCACGGCTACTATATTCGTCCTAAATACCGTATCTATATACGCTTCCCTGCCTACATCCGTGGGTATCATTATATACCCCTTCATTATAGGCGGCAAATTGTTACTGCTTATTCTTGGTGCTCCTCCTGCCATTATTCAAGTCCTCCAAAAAATTTCCTGTTCAAAAAATAGTCAAATTGCTGCTTGTCAACAGTCGGGTTGTCGTAGGAGGTTATCTGTCCGCTTTCCGCTTCCTTCGCCTTCTGTCTCAAACCGCTTAAATCCACCAACTTAAAGTAATCGGGTGTAAATCCGGACGCTGATTTTTCAGAAACCGAATTGTCATTTCTTTTTACCGCTTCCATCAGATTTCCTTTAAGTATGGGTACATAAAATCCTCTTTCCACCTGTAAAACAGTACGCCTATCTACCCCGTCACGGTTAAATGATATGGTGTTGGTTACATTCGTCACATAGAAAAACTCGTTCGTACTTTGGTTCAGCACGAATGTTCCCACTTTTATACGCCTGTCCCCGTTTATCTCTATCGTTCCGCACCGGGTAAAAGGTACATACATGTTGCTTTCTACAAGGTATATCAAGTCATTCAGCATTGTTGCTTGGTAAGTAGAAAATATCTTCTGGTTTTCCGCTCCATTCTGTATCATGCGAATACAGTACATATCCACGAAATCCATTTTCCTGTTGCCCCATCGTTCCACATATTCTTCCAGGTACACAATAGGAACGAAAGCCAATCCCGGCTTGTCACGTCCACCTACCTGTGCATTCTGTGCGTGTAACTGGAACCAAGTATAAACGCGTGGGTCGTAGCTCAGATTATACGATATTACATTATCCGGTGTTATCGTAATATAGTTTTCAGACTTGAAGGCATCTTTTATCGCCTTCTCCGTAAACGGTGGCTGTCTTACAATGACATCAATCGTGTTTATATAGGTGTCAAAGAAAAATTCTGTCAAAGGATATTGACAAATACGCTCCATGTACTGCATCAGTGTTCCGTTCGGGTTCCCCAGCCCCGTATCTGTCACAATCCTTTCCATTATATCCCCGGACACCTGTAGCTTGACAATCTGCCATATCCCCCTTACCTTCAAATCCTGCTGCCCCGGAATGCTGTATGCCGTTATCCGCTTGTCGCCCCATGAAGAAAACACTTCATCGCTGCAAACTCCGATAGAAGACATTATATTTATAATGAACCAAATACATTCATTTATTGTTTTGTACCCCAAATTCCATACAAACTGATACTCACCACCGAACACATTACGTCCGTTCCATACGCCACCCGTTTTCCTTAACAGCCAGTTCTGTATAGTATCATTGACATTTTCCAGCGGTATGAAGTAGCTTCCGTCCTCCACAAACATTTTTGCAATGTCGCGACCGCTTATGACAGTGCTCTTTGAATTGTCTTCCGAAGAATAGGTCTCCATTACGCTGTCTACAAAACCTATCATATCCCAAACATTATAGTTCGGCCCGTTATTGGCAAGCTTGTTCAACGGTACAAACAAATCGTTGGCATTTTCACTGTCCGAACTTCCTTCCAGTCTCAGCCGCTCAAACCGGATAAACACTATGTCGTTTATCTGTACCACTTTTTCAAGATAGGATTTATAATCATATCCTTTAGGGGTTACAACTGGGAATATATCATAATATCCTGCACCGTACACGTTCGACATATTGGCATCCTTGAAGGGTGTTATGTTAATCGAAAACGTGCCGTTCTTGAATCCTTTGTCGGTAGAACATGTATTGACGAACTGGCTTACATCCACAACCTTGTTTATAGCCTTACAGTATATCCACACCTTAATGTTTATAGGTTGTACTTTTGTCCTTACCGACATTTCCTCGTCCAGTGCAACCACATTGTCAGCTACATATCCTTCCTTATCCTGTAGAAGCTTTGTCAAATTTTCAGACCAATAAGCCGAAAAATCGCGTTGCTTCATGAACATATCGCTCTTTGACGCTTTTTGTATGAGCAAAGGAGAATCCTTTATAGGGAAGGAAAGCGGAGTATTCGGCTTGATATACGGCAAATTCTTGTTTGAATACTCGTTCTTGTACTTCTCTTTCTCCCAATCGTCGTATGTGGCCCAAATGGCGTCCAGGTTTGAAATTTTGGAAATCTCGTTTACCACATCCATAAATTCCGGAACCGATAATTTCTTTGCTTCCGGTGTATCTGGTCCCAATCCCTTTTGCCAATCGTCTATAAACGTTTGGGGTTCTACATTGTACTTATAGCTCTGTATGTTAAATATATTTACTTTCATCGTTCTTGCTGTATCACTTTATTTGCTTCCGACACACCGTTAACTCTTTCTCTTGCCCACTCGTCTAAAGCGCGTTTAAACCATTGAGAAATAGCTCGTCCGGCATCCACTCCTCCGCTTACTGTACTCATATTGACTAAACCGCTTCCTCCTGTGGCAGATTGCTGAATTATCTTCTCTTTCGGAACCTCCAACTCCATATCAGCAACCTTTTTACCTCTGTCGTTTATTTCTCTCACCAAATCTCTAATCTCCCCTAAAATATTGGCTCCTTCCGACATCTGGCGGTTCATATCACTTGCCAAAATAGTTTCCCCTGTGCCTACAGTCCTTCGTGCTGCGTCCCTATCATAAGCTTCTGTAGGAGTTTCCCTAATCCTTTGGCTTGCTTGTTTATACAAGTCAAACAGATTGCTCACAAGCTTAGATGGGTCACTATCCTTTTGTATCGTGGAATTGATGTCATTCCAAGACAAATTAGGGAATATTTCGGACATTGCCAAACGTAACTGTTCAGAACCTCCCCCGGTACGTTCTACAACCCTATTCAAGAAGTTTTCCATAACTTCGGGGTCTGCCGCTCCTGCACGTATCTTTTCCAGTTCTTCCTGGATTTCCGAATAGGATGTTTTGTCCGGCATAACTTCCTGGATAGACCGTACAAGCATTGCATTCGTCACCTCATCTTTTGATATTCCTTGTCCGGTGAATGCTTGCTGTACCCTTTCAAGTTGTCTTCCCTGCAATCCGGTTGCCTGGCGTATTCCGCTAAACATCGCTGCAAGCTCCTTTGCGTCAAACTCACCTCGCTTTGAAAGAATTTGGTCGGACTGTGTAACGAAAGTATCTAAACTTTCTTCCATTGTAGAGGCTATCTGTTCAAACGGAATGCCTAAATTTTTCATTGCCTGCTCGAACTCTCTGATAATTGCAGAAGCCCCGGTACCCGAATCCTGGTCTCCGAACCTCATTGCACCCTGCAAACGGTTGACCGCATTAGGTGACAATCCGAACAATCTTTCCGCAGCCATTACTGACTGCGTTTCTTTTACTGCATACGGGTCGTATTCATTGCCACCGACAAAACGCCCCCCTCCTGCACGTATCAATTCGGCACGTCTTCCAAGGTATGAAGCATAATCCATACCAAGCGATTCAGCCGCATAACTTCCTTCCTTTCCAGCTTGTCTGAAAGCTTCCCCGGCTGATACACCCATAACCTGTGCATACGGGATAACGCGTCTTTCACCTTCCGCATATTTCCCGAAAGTTGCCATCATCTTTTCTGCTGCAAGCTGTGCTGGCAATTCTATGCTTTTCGCTATCGTATCACCAATTAGAGGAATCCATCTAAAAGCATCTGCCTGGTTAGCGGCTTGTAACCGTGTATAATTTGCGGCCGTTTCCACTGTTCCCTGGTATTGAGAACGTGCTTCAAATTCCTGCTGCCGGAAATATCTTTCTGACAATACGTTTTTAGCGGTATTGAATGCCGCTAAACCTCCAAGACCGCCCAATATTCCTTTTAATCCTCCTCCGAATATATTTAGTCCTCCTATTCCACCCGTGCTTCCGGTAGGTGGTACAATACCTCCAGGTGTCCCTGTTCCACCTCCGAAACCCGAACCGGAAGTGGCTTTCTGCATTTCTTCCAATATGTTTTCTGCACTGTCTTCTATAACAGATACAGAATTTGCAATAGTTTCCAGGTAACGGGTAATACTGGTTTTTTGATTTTCCTCACCCGACCCTTTTTCAAGTCCTCTCAAAGCGGAAATAACATCACGTCCTATATTATCCGTTACCGCTCCCAGTCTTGTAATGGCACGTATTATTCCCTCGTCGGAAAACTTGATTTCCGTCTGTCCGTTATCCGTTATTTCCGGTCTTCTCTGTATTCTGTCGTCTTCCCTTAATAGAGGTCTGTTTGACTGTTCAGAAACAGCATTTAGATTACCCTTTTCCTTTATAGCGGTTGTATTCTCCGTTATTGTCTGGGTATTCTTTTCAATATTAACGACATTTTCGGTTATATTCTCCGTATGCCGCGAGTTGTCCGTTCTGTTTTCGCTGTTGTCCTGGAAATTCTTAGAGTTGTCAACGTTCGTAACGGATTCGTCTATGTTTTCGACGTGTCTGTTTATTTCCCTTAATATTTCCTTCTGCGTTTCCTTTGTTGTCGGTTCCTCCCTTTCTACACTTCTTTCTATAGGAGTAACTCTTTCCCTTTGCGGTTTCCGTGTCAAGTCCCATGTCATAGAACCTGTTTCCTCGTCTATGATGGGTTCAACGTCCGGTATAGGTTCCTGGACCTTCCTTCTCCTTCTTCTTGGCACTGGTCTTTCTTCCAGTTCTTCTGTAAGCAAAGGTTCTTCTACATCCGTTTCCAGTATTGGTTCTTTCCGTCTTAGTTCCGGCTGTACGGGTTCCTCTTTTCTTCTTGGTGACACGTCCCATGTAATAGACCCGGTTTCGGGGTCTATAATAGGCTGTTCCGGTCTTGGAAGTTCTTCTGTAGGCGGTTGTCTCCTTATCGGTCTTTCCGGCATAGGAGACGGTTTTTGTATTGTGGTTGCATCAATGGCGGCAGACTGTCTTTTAAGGTCAAGTAACAGCCTTTCCAGCTCGTTACGGTCTTCCATCAATGCAAGTTGTTCCCGTAGCTGTGAAATGCTTTTATCGGCTTCCTGTGCGCTCTGCATGGAAGTCTGGTTTATCTCGCGGTACAAAGAAACCGCTTCTTCTCTCAACTGTCTTAGCGGTGTGGTATCGGCCGCAATCCTAATCCTCTTGTCTTCTGCCATCACTCCTTATTCTTTTGGCTTTCCTCGTATTCAGCCATCCGCGCCATTTCTTCACGGAAAGCCTCAATCTGACTTTGCGTTATTTCCTTGGTATCGGTTTCCTGGTCTACCATTTCGTCATAGGAATCTTTCAGCCATTCACCGATATTCGGAACATATTCAACTTTCTTTTCCTCGTCCTCCAAAGCCTGCTTGAACATCCGGTCTTCCTCGAACTCAAAAAGTTGCTGGAAGAAAGAACATTTCTTGTGTTCCTCGGACATAAAAGCAATATTATGTTTTTTCCTGTACCACCTGTCAAGCGGAAACTTGTTGTTCCATCTGACTACAAATGTCCTAAAATCTTCCTTTTTATCTCGCTCCATCATACAAAATCAATCAAAAGTGGGGGTATAACCCATAACAGACTATACCCCCACACTCCTCTGAATAACTAAACATTCAAACTATAGTGATTCTCGCTCGAATACTCTTATCGGTTGGGGTTCATCATTTTTTCAACTTCTTTAATAAAGGGCAAAACCTCCTTGTTGTAAATATCCCTTACCTCTACATAGTCCTTAATACCAAGCTGTTTGAAAGAAGTCACTTTCATATCTGCCAGCAAATCGGGCAACATTACTGTAAGCGTCGCTTCAATATCTATCATATCCAAAGCGTCAGCCGCAGCCTGCGTTCTGTTTCCCAACAAGGTATTGTAATATCCGCGACCTAAAAACTGCTTCTGAGTTTCTATCTCATAATATTGTCCTACTGTAGGGAAGGACATTTTATATTCATGTCCCTTAATCTTAATTATCTTATCCTCCATAATCACAAAATGTTATATACGTTACAAATATACGCTATTAATCGGTTAAATCAAAACTTAATCCTAAAATATTGAGACAATGTAATTAACGCTTGTCTTTCTGCATGTTCTTCTTCTGTCAAATCCACCTTATCAAGTTCAATCAATCGGTTTGTTATCTCGTGGAACAGCTTGTTGTCGGTGTACTTCAATGCTATTTTTTTAATAGTTGTAAAATAGTTAAATTCCTCGAACTCCTTACATTCCTTTTTGTCTTTAGGGTCTGTCACTTCAATTTCCTCAATAGATAGAAAACATCTATATCCTAAAGCCGTCTTTACCAAATCCTTTTTCATAACATTACCCTCCTTCTTTATTTAAAAACATGGTCTATAAAAATCGTATTTCTTACCCATTCACCTTTATGTTTCACGAACATATATCCTCTAATTATTGCTGTTTCATTCATTTGGCTTGCAAAATCATATGCTGCTTGCTGGTCTTTACCAAATTCCTTGTTGATTGAACCGGAATTATTGTTGACATTGTATCTCAAACATGCCGGGACTTTCTTTCTATCAGTAATCATAACCTTATCCTCCCTTCATTACCAAATTAAATTTCTTGCAATAGTGCAATTGGCATACTTCTTAACCAATTCCTTTTCCATCTTTTTGAACTTTGCATTATGTGTTGCATTACCTTCATTTGCAATGCAAATCTGATGCGCTACTTCATGGCACAAAGCATAGGCAGAACCGACATTGATTCTATTCAAGTCAATAGAGATTGATTTCGGTTTGTTAGCCACATAAGAACAACAAGCACCGCCCCTTCCAACTTTACAGAACTTCAATGCAATTGCCTTGATACCTTCACTAACACAAATGAACTTGTACAACTCTTTGAGAACCTTGATATCGTTTTCCATTTTCTTATCTTTTATTTGTTTGACTTCGTTTATCTCTTTCTCACATTGCAAAGATAAGATTATGTTATGACATACGCAACTGCTTATGTGTAAAATATGTTAAAACAATGTTTTTATAAGTCTATTGCATACCGCTTTTATAACTGGAACCACAACTGTATTCCCCAATAAATCAAATCCTTCTTTCTCTGATACATCAAACTGATAATCTTCTGGATATCCAAAGAGTCTTAACCCTTCTCTAAGAGATAACTTTCTTAAACCCTTTCCATCTATTACTACCAGTTTCTGCATATCCATAGCGACCAGAGTAGGAGCTATGGAAGATGGGTTTAATATCTTGTTTATCTCAAAGCTAAGATTTCCTGTCACTATATTATAACCTTTCTCTTTTGTCGTATCGTATTCTCTTTTAATGATATTATTAATCGTAACTTTCTTTTTAGGATGTTCATATACCAAATACCCCTTCTTTACTAATCCGTCCAACATTTTATCCAAATTAGTATTATTGTAAAAAGTGGTTATCATTTCTTTGGTAAGTGGCATTCCATCCATCCAATCTATACCCCATAAGTAAGACCATTTTTTCATTCTTCTTTTTACAAGAATCAAATTAAGTAATTCTTTTTCTTCTTTCGTTGTTTCTCCTTTCAAATCAATATCCCAACTATGTATATTGTTTTCCCCACCTCTTTTATCTTTAATTGATTTACCATAAAGTTCTGAAACATCATATTTTAATAACAATAAATCAATAAATTTACTTTTAATTGTTGGTTTTCCTTTATCCAACACATCACATAAATTGCACTCTAAAACTGGAAAGTTATTTAAATCTATTTCTTCTTTAAAACTCCCAACTATATAAATCCTTTTTCTTTCTTGTGGTACACCAAAATATTTTGAGTTTAATACACGAAAATTCACTCTATACCCTATAGCTTTTAAATGTTCCATGATAATTTTAAAAGTCCTGCCGTTATCATGGTTCAATAATCCATCCACATTCTCTAAAATGAATCCTTTGGGTTTCTTTACTATCAGAATACGCTCTATATCAAAGAAAAGATTACCTCTAATGTCAGCAAACCCCAATCTATTCCCAGCAACACTAAAGGCTTGACAAGGAAAACCAGCACATAATACATCAAAATCGGGAATAGTGGCTGCATCCACTTTAGTAATATCCCCCACTATTTCTTCATTAGGATAATTCTGTTTCAACACCTTTAAAGCATGTGTTTTTATTTCAGAAGTAAATACACAAATAGGGGTATAACCAGCTTCAATAGCGGCCAGTTCTAATCCTTTACGGATTCCTCCAATCCCTGCGAATAAATCTATAAAACGTAAAACCATATTCTATATCAAATCTACACTTACTTGTACTTCTTTGTCATCTTCACGTAAACTATTGATTGCCAGGAAGTTAGCCATTACCACATCATCGTGTCCACTTGCTGCCTCCAGTTTCCCATTATCACTTCTGAACGTAATAGAGGAAAATTCACCGAACATCAAGTCAACCGCCTGCCTCGTTTCTCCCATCGCATAAGGGCATTTTATCTGACCTCTTTCAAACATTGCGGATAAAGAAGGTAGTCCGGTATATAAATCTTTCTTGTTTCCTTCCGTTGTCGTGAACGGTTCTATGTTCTTAAGCCCTCTTTCCTTTGCCAGTCCGGATAGTATAGACTGGAAACCGTTAGCCTCACACCGTATCTTATTAGGGTGGAAAAGCCTGTCAAGCTGTACAATCTTATCTACCTGTTCGTTATGCGACATACCGCGTTTCCGGTAATAATACAACAGATAGTAGTTATCCATCGCATCTTTTCCCCATACCGAATACACCGTATAATCCGCTCCGATATTACCGGAAACCGCAAAATCCACACCTATATGTACTCTTGTAAGCTTGAAGGGGAAATCATCTATACTTGACGCAAAACGTATCGTTTCCATCCCTATAATACTCCGCATCAGATATTCATACGGAAATATCGTTGACGTGTCACTGATAGGAACCACCAAGTATTCACGATTAAATACAATCGTTCCAAGCTCCTCTTTTTTATCCAATATCTGTTCAAACGTGTATCTGTCCGGTGCAAGCGGTCTACCATCTGGAAACAATATCGGATATTCAAAGCAATAGAAACGCTTGTCTGCCTTCAATACTTGGTACAATTCGTTCGGTGCGGAAGAATAGGGTGTGCCAGTCACAAGGAAATAACCGTACGGTTCCACAATCGGCTCTATTGTACCCTTCAAAAGTTCTTTCAGTTTCTCTCTTTGTTCGTCCGAATATAAAGAGCTTTCGTCCGGCATATCGTCACACAAGCAAGCTCCTACGTGCAAACCACGAATCATTGAATCCTTACCGCGTACATGAAGCGTACTCCCCGTTTCCGTCTTTATGGCTGTTTCTCCGATTGAAGCCTTGTTGTAGGGATTAAGTTTTTCCTTTATCAAGTCGTTTGCTTCTATCTCTTCCGTTACTTTCGCTATCTGCACTTTTGCCAGGGTGAAAGTATTAGTGATATAGCACGTCTCTTTCCGGTTGGCATTATCTGTCGTATCCTGTCTGTAGGCGGTCGGTCTTGTGTACGACCATAAACGCCACAGAATGAAGGCATAAGACCATTGAAAACTGTTATGCACAACCGTTCCGTCCTCCAATAAAAACTTATGGTCTCCATCACATGCAAAACCGTAATATTCACCTTCTCCAATAAGTTCAATTTTCAATGAAGAATAATCAAATTCTGGCTCTTTTCCTCCTATGTCCTTGACTTTATATCCAAGAAACAACTTTCTTATGTCTTTTTGTTGTCTATATACAGCATCTACCTCTACGTCGATAAAGTAACCGTTGTAATAGCAACAAAGCAAATGTCCTTCATTCACTTCATAAGTCATTCCTTTGGACTGCTGCACTCTATACATAGGTGCAACACCTTTATGTAATTGCAACACTGTGCGCGGTGTCGAATCGACACCCATCACTTTATCACCAACTTCTATATCTTGAATCTTCTTCAAAGACCCATCATGCATTACAACCAATGTATCAGCACTCATGCACTTGCCACTCGCGCGCGCGCATAGATAACAGCTCCACGGGTATAATTGCGTGAGATTGCCCCACTCTATATTACGCCACCCTAACCGGAATTTAGGCAGCATGGTTGCTATAAAATAATTGAGGGACAATATTTTAAGCGTATTGTCCATAGAGGCTTTCACGTTGTCCACATAGGATAAACTTTCCGAATCCATAGTACGTCCCAGATACAGCGCCTTTTCCGACTGATAAACCATTTCCCTTAGCATGGTATCAACGTCGTTTCCATATCCTTCAAGCAACTGGTTAAGCGCCTTTTCCGGCAGTCTCTCTATGATATTGTCTACTGCATTGTATAGATATGTAAGCTGGTTATTTGTAAGTATTCCTTTTCCGTCACCTGTCAACATAGCTGAAAGTCCTCTCTATATCTCCTCTCTTTCTTCTGCACCATTTCCATACCTTCACCTCTTAACTTCTTCACATAGGAGATAAACAGCATTGCATTCGCGTCCACATCATGTTGTGCCCTGTGAGCCTCCACAAGGTCTATGCCTGCATTCTGGCAGCATGTACCCAGCTTGTAGTCCATCTGTTCTAAAGCTGCCATGTGTGCAAACTGCATCGTGTCTATGTAGTATTTTACGTAATTGTCTATATTATCGTTCATGTAGGCGAAGAAGTTTTTCAGAAACGGGTTATCGAATCCTACGATATTGTGCCCTACAAGCGTACACATCTGACGCGGGTTCTTGTATTTGGCGAACCATTTCTTGCAAGTGCTGTATATCTCTTTCAATGGCACCGCATTCTCTTCTTGGACTTCTTTTGTTATGCCGTGTACTGCCGTTGCTTCCTCCGAATATCCTGCAAGTCCTTCCTTGTAGTTATACGGGAATATCATTTCTGCACGGTCTATTATTTCCAACTTTTTCATGTCTATGCACGACATAGCCATTTCTACCAAAGGGATATCCAAAAAAGCCTGCTTCTCCTTGCTTGGCAATCCCCCGGTTTCAAAGTCATAGACAATCACGAAATTACTACTTGTTTTCACGTTACCAAAATTTATTTTAAACTACCCCATTGTTCCGCTATCGCTTCCGCAATGCCCGGAAATGTCTTGCTTCTTATCTTCTGTCTTTCCTCTTTAGGCAGTCCGTAGGCATCACAATACCATTTCTGCATTCTAAAACCATTCTTTCCTTCCACCACTTCACCTTTCCCGACAATCTTTGTAGGAGTGAGTTTAGGCAGATTTTTAAGCCATAAACAAGTCTTCTTGCTTGCTTCATCCCCGAACATCCAAGGTTCTATGATTTGGTCTGCCTTTCTGAACCTTGTACTCATAATCCCTACTGGGTTCTCTATGGCAATTCTTTTTACGCCCGAATTATATAGCTCCATAAAGAAATTAACGGCTTCTTCTCGGTCTTTCGCCCTGTTTGGATATTTCGGATGTGGTCTTCTCTGTTCTATCGGCAGCCCCTTATCTTCCGGGTGATAATACCATGCAGCACCGGACACACATAGATAAGTACAAGGTGGGTGTGCAACCATCAAATCCCATTCTTCGCCTTCCGGCAAATAATACTCTTCACCGTTTTGCAGCTTTCCTCCGAAATTGGGAATAACCTGCAAAACATCCTGCTTGAAATGCCATTCAGGGTGCCCACCGCTACAGTCTACAATGTCACAACTAAAGGCGTTATGTCCTCGTTTTCTAAAAGCCTCACAAACTCTCTGACTTTCTTCACATGCTACCAATACATTCATTTTCTTCCTCCACTACCGGGTTATTGTCATTTTCCAATACGTTGTACATCTTAATTGTACAGTGCTTTTTAGGGGTTACTACAATCTCGTTTCCTCCCAGATATTCGGGCAAATGTCCTCTCATTATATATGCCTGCACATCATTACGGGTAAACCGTTTCCCGTTCTGCTTCCGGAAATTATCGTTCATCCAGATAAGCAATCCTTTCGCATTTACATCTTCTATTAAAAATTTTCCCATACTTTTATTTTATTGTTAACAATCTTTCAAAATCCCTGTCCCGGTCTTCCTCACTATTATACACTACCCATAAATTCTTTATAGGGTTGTCCTTGAATGACGCGCTTTCATCTGCCAGCTTGTTTATCACTATAGCCGGGTTCCCGTCCGAATACCAGTCTTTTTCATACGATATAATGAAATACTTCATAAGGGCGTGTTCCCCATCACTGAACACAAACATTCTGCCTTTTGAACGTTCCTCGTATTCTTTCCATGCTTCAACTTCTTTCTGAAATATTTCCACTTTATCGCTATTAGGGTTCTCCAGGTAATCCACTATCATTCTGGAAGCCCTTTTCAGCCCTATAGCGGCAAACACTTCCGCACATCCTATTAATATATCAACGTCTTTTCCCATGTTCTTTCTCCAAAAGTTTTTCTATCCTTTCTTCCGGTATCTGATTCTTAAGACTTTTCCTGTCTCCAAAATCGTATATCTGATGGCATTCCATACATGCCAAAACTATGTTTTCCGGGTCACAGCGCAAACCTGGGTGTGCTCCTCGGCTCAATATATGGGAGAAGAAAATAGGTTTCATTTCAAGACCCAACCATTTTCCGCAATGGAAACAATAATGGGGATTCTCCTCCCATACCTTGACAAACACTTCATTAAGCCTGTTTTCCTCTTCCTTCAATGAAGCTCGGTTCAGTTTCAATTTCTTTCTATTGTCGTAGCATTCCTTACATAACCATCTGTTGCGGTCATATATGAAATGATTCTCCTTGCAAGAAACACACGGTCTAACTTCTTCCTTCACTGTCTTTTTCATGGTGCAAATATAATAATATTATCTCACAACATAAAATTTTATTATGTCATTTTTCACAAGCCTTATAAAATATACAATCCTTGCATCTATTTTTGTCGAATAACCATCCTCCGTACTGGCTGCAAAGTATAAACCCCTTCTCCTTGTTCCAATACTTTTTCCTCAACATCTCCCTGTATCTTTCGGACAAACCCTCTTCCTTCTCCTTAAACGGGCTTATCCATCCTCTTTCTCGCTGATACTTGTTAGCTCTGAATACTTGGTATCTTCCTCTCTTGTTCCACTTCTCTATTGCCTTCGGGCCTATCAAATTATAGGGGTCGAATATTATTTCCTTGTATCGGCTGCTCTCTATCATAGACCCTTGAAACACCATATATTCCCATAACGCCCTATTAGAGGAAATCCCGGTCTTTTCCCAGAACTTTTCCATGAGTTCTATTTTTGACCGGGTTCTCTTTAAATTGGGGGTGTAGTTGAAAAGATATTCTATTATCCTTTCAATGGCTGTTTCAATCCTCTTGTTCTCCCCACAATCTTTTTGCTGTGTCATAGTTCTTTTGCATTTCGTTAACCGCCTTCTTCGCATAAGTCAATGAATAGACGTGTTCCCGTGGATATTTGCCGGATTTCAAGCCTTCGTGATATTCTTTGGCTTTCTCTAACTTGTGCTCGTAATAGTCTATACTTTCCGGCATGGATAGATTAATTACCTCCGCTTTCTTGTCCCAATACTTGGCTACTCTTTCATGTTCGACAGCCTTGTCGCTGAACTCAACACTTTTGCCCATATTGTTCCAGGCTTCGTCAATCATTTTTCTATGTCCTCTTTCGCTGTGGTGTCCGACCTTGATAGGTTCTCCCAATGATAGGAAGCCTCTATCTTTATTGGATTTCTCGTAATACTCATTACTCTTTTGTTCTGCCGAAGCCGCCCACATTCTGCGTCTTTCCGCTCTTTGCTTTGCCCACTCCTGGACATTGAAACCGTCTGCACGCACTATCGAATAGTAATAGAATCCGTCCTTTTCGTATATCAGATTGAAAACAATACATTCGTTTTCCTTTCCATACTTGGTCGTTACTTCGATAACTTCTCCCTTTTCATACTTTTCTTCGCACTTTGCTAAAAATACATTCGGACAAAACTTGCTGTAAACGTTCATAACTTCAAAATTTTATTTGTTTGACAATCAAAAATTATTAGCCTTAAATTCACCTCTTAACTCTCCGTTTTTGTACATTCTTACAGAAGCAACAACTACTGTACTGGACAAATAACGTCCGACATCATTTCTCAGTTTTTGTTCCAAAGCTATAGCCTTTGCCATTGATTTAGTTCTTTTCTTCAATACCTTATTAAATCCGAAAACTATATCTTTCGTTTCAATCTCAAAGCTATATACATTTGAAAACAACACCTTTTTCAAATCTTCCGTCATTCTTTCTACATTTGATTTCATAACCTTATCTTTTTTATTTGTTTGACTTTTCATTTTTTGGTTCCCTCATCAGAACCACATTGCAAAGATAAGGTTATGTTATGAGATACGCAACTGCTTATGTATAAAATATGGGTTGTTTAACATCATTTCACAATACCAATAATTCATTATAATAAAAATATTTTACAAATTACATAACATTTTATTATTCTGCAATTAATCCTTTTTGTAATTATTTATAACCAAAATAAAAGGGAGTTACTAAATTGTAACTCCCTAATTATCAATTGTTTATAACCAAAATCAAAGTTCCAAAGTTGATATGGGGTTCAAATAAATCCCGGACACGTTGTAAGAGGCTAATCCAGCTTCCTGCAATGAAAAATTTTGATTATTTACAAAACACGGATTCAACATACACATAGTCTGTCCGGTAGGGTCTACTGCTGTCACCATCTTTGTAGTCGAATCCTGGCTCTGAATTGTCTTGCTATAAATAGCAATGGCAAAACCAAGCTCGCCCAAAATCAAGGTGTCTACAATAGACTTGACGGAACCAAGACGGTGCATCATGCCTTCCATTACTGGCTGTTTGAAGTCAATAAAGAATTGGTCTACCGTCCATGTGCATTGATACTGTACAGCCGGAACCTCCTGGTTAAGGAGTGAGCCAAGCCCTTGTACGTTCGCACGGGTGATGTTTTCTGCGAATTGCAGATTACGAACAAACCCGGCTACTTGATTATCTATTTTAATATACGCTTTAGGCGCTGTAAAAACTGCCATAATCTTTTATCTTTTAGGGTTTGTTTTATCCACGAATTAAATATCCAGTAAAGAACAACTTAGTGATTTCGTTATTTACCACAATTTTGTAGGTGGTAAAATAAGCGTCTTCCTTTCTTGTTGTCACCACATCTTTGAACGACAAAATCAGATTATCCTGTGCGTCCGTTGCGGTTCTTGACTGCAAGTATGCCACAGTCCAGTCCTTAACCGCTCCTGCTGTCAATGTATTGGCGTTAACACCGTTTTCCTGTCCCAGCAAGTCAAGCGTTGCATTTACAATCAATTCCTTATTGATTTGTGCGACAATACGCATAAACTGAATGGAATAGGACTGCCCTTTTGCATTGAACAAGTTAGCGTTGTCCTGCAATGTATTCACACCCTGCAAGATATTGAACTTTCCTGTGTAATCGTTCAATACAGTTGTCAGAATACCATATTTCAACGCCTTCTTCTGCTCCGATTCAGTCAACGAGTGTTGCAATCTGTCAACACCTATAGACTTGAATGTAGGCGGTACATAAGGCGGCTTGCCGCTAATACGTCCTACAATGGCGCACAAGTTATACATAACTCCCCACCACCGTATCTTCTGAGCGTCAAATGCGGACACTACGCCAGCTCCACCGTGTACAAGCTGCACGAACGAACTGTCAAACTTTTTCGCCAAATCGATTTCCTTTGAGAAATCCGCTCCCTTGTCATATCCTGCCACATAGAGGAAATGCTGGAATTTGGCTGCACCGTTCATGTGTGTAATGTATGCTTTTGTCGTAGCTGAATAGGCGTTGCCTCCTACCTGGTCTAAAATAACGTTACTGTAGTCCAAACCTACAATCTGGTCAAGTACAGCGTTGAAGTCGTCCATGTCGAAACTTTCTGTACCTCCTGCTGCCAAAATATAAGGCTTACCGCCCAGTGCCGTTGTAATGTCCCCTTCGGTAATCTCACCATTTCCTTTTACATTGGTAGTTGAATCAAGCACAAATGCCAAAGCAAAATTAGAATCATTCTGTGCCCAATCCACAAGCTCTTGCATGGTACTGAATTCCGGTGATTCAAGAACAAGTTCGGGGTCGCTGTTTTCCTGCGTGATGTCTCCGTAGGGTAAACCGTCGCTGTATGTTCCAGTATATGTACCTCTCCAGAACTGCAAAATCCACTTGGTAGCGTCTTCGCGTCCTGCGATAAAGTTCATACCGTAACCTTTTGTCAATAACTCGTCGTTCAATAACGAACCGTTGGCTACCAAACCTTCGTCCAATGTTTTTACCGCAAACGTGCCTCCTGCTGCCGTCGCAAACGTCATTGTTGCGCCTGTAGTTGTCGCTGCACGAACAAATTCAAGCTCGGAAATTCCTACTGCGTCGGGGTTTGAGGGGTCTGGTGCAAACAGAGCTTCGGCAACCCTCCACCAAAGACCTCCCTTCATGAAAGCACGAAAATCCGCGATATTGTCGAAAGTATAGATAGCGTTTTGTCCCTGCGCATTTTCGCCATTAATACCTGCACCACCGCCAAATCTGGCTGAGTACGTTCCGGTATCAATAATAAGGACTTTTCCGTAGTCGAGATTTCTTGCCGGGTTCATTTCCCCACTTACAATAGTGGAGTAAACACCTGGTAAGGAAATCTGGCGACCATTGAAAATAAACGTTGATGCCATATTATTTTTCTTTTTATTTGTCTACGGAATTCTGCGCAATTTCCCTATCAAATCACACATTCATATAAGCCGCTATAAAGATAGCGTTTTTCTTTCTATAATGCAAAGGGTTACAACCCTTTATTTATATCTGCTTCCACACCGGGTAACTCATAATCACGTCCGTAATTGTCCGCACCCCATTTGTCGGCTGCTATCCCTCCATCCTCAAATGCAATCTTATTCAGCAACTCTTCATTTACCAATGTACCTACAATCTGGTCCAAAGTCAAGTCAAGCCTTACTGACTTTATGAATATAGGAATAGGCAGTACGTTCTGGTTTGTCATTAATTCCGTTATCCTCACCTCTACCAAATCATATTGGGTAGAAAGCCAGTTGTAGGAACCCATTATCAACGCATACAAAACTTCCGACATAATTATACTTTCCAGCATGTTGTCCGACAGACACATTATCTCAAAGTTATGGAAACGGCTGTCTCTTATCTGCCATGCACCGCCATCGTATATCTGCCCGTTCATTTTCCCTATGGAATTGGTTGCTCCTGGGTCTGCACCCGGTTCCCTTATTACATAGGCTGGCAATCCGGTATTGTCTTTCGGAAACTCAAACAACACCCTTAAATTACGGGGGTTTGTCATTCCCCTTAAAAACAATTTCTTCGCCTGGTCGTAAAAATCAAAATTCCCTTCCTTCATTCCGTTAAGAAGTCTGTATAGGAAAGTATTCTGTTCGTCTCCCTGGTGCAGTCTGTAATCTTCCGGTATATAGTTCAATATTGATACTATAAACTGCTTTACCTTCACAATTTCAATCATAAGCCTTTAATCCTTTTTAATGCCTCGTCTATCGCCATTTCAGCAACATATTCTATCTGGGCCTCTTCCAAAGCCCTGTCCATAAGTTTTTTGGCCGTTATACCGCCATTGAACCAACTTGTAGGGTCTGACTTGTCACTAACCCTTCTGAATGTCATATACTGACCTCTCTTCTCCTGGTCTGAACTTCGAGCCTCAACCCTTACAAGACCTTCATATTTTGCCGACTTGTGCATGTATTCCGGTACGTTCAGTCCGGGTATATTTATTTCCTTCCGGCTTCCCTTTACTTGCTGGCTTATCGGCAAGTCTGCAAGCTTCAACGGCTGTCCTCCTGCATTACGTGCCATATCGTACACATCTTTAGGCATAACAGAGCTAAATATTCCGGATTCCGCTATTGCTCCGGGTGTGGCGTGTCTGAACGGTATTGTCAGATACCATCCTAAACCGTCCTTCTTTATCTTTGCCTTGTCCGAACGCTGGAACCCTATCTTTTCATCAAAGGGTGTTGCTCCTTCTTCCAGCATCATAGGAAGCGGCCCTGCTGCCCTTGCAGACAGCACGAATTCTACAGAGGTGGCAGAAGTCCGGTCTACCTGCATGGCAGACCGATATATTCCCCGTGTCTGATGCAGTTCAGAATCCACAAGCGCATTCCATCTTCGCATATATTCCTTTACCACATCATCAACAAGACGTGTTCCAAGGAATTCCGCTTCTTGTGGTGTCAATGCGAATTCCGCAACTGTTTCCGATATGTCAACATATAGAGGTAACATCCTACTCTTCCGTTATATACCTTACATCACACCCGAATTTTGCAAACAACATCTCTATAAAATCACTGTCCGTTCCCGACAGACTTTTCCGGCTCAGTGTTACTACCGTTCCTATCTTATAGGATATCACATCGTCCAACAACTTGTTGAACCCTTTTCTTTGCGCCAATGTAACGTTAAACGTCACGTCCTTATATACATCTTTGGCGTGCAGTCCGTTTTCCCTGCAATACCTTTCCAATGCTTCTATATGCTTGTTAAGGTTATGTTTATTCATAACCCTTGCATATATTACATTCTTTCTTTGCCCTTTAGATGCAATCGCATATACCGATTCATCGTCATAATCTATCCATTGTGTAGCGGAATTATGGGTCTTTATCCTTCCTTCCTTTACATAATTGGATAATGTTGCCCGGCTTATACCCAGGACTTCCAAAACTTTCTTTGCTCTCACAATACAAAATATTTAAATTTGTACAAATCTAAACACTTTTCATCAAAAAAGCAAATTTTTACACATCTTCATTATATATCACACCGCTACCATCAAAATTAGGTTTCTCCATCGCTATAAGATGACTTCTTCTTACAATAGCTTGAACCGGAAGCTCTATCTTATTGAGTTGTCCGCTTTTCTTGTCGGTTGCCCACGAAGCACGTATCTCATGTGGCAAGTCTATAACATGGTATTCCGGATTATGCTTGTAATATACCGATACAAAGCCGTTTTCGGGCAAAGCGTCTATATCCATGTCCAGTATGATACAATAGGGATTAACGTCGCTTATATGTCCCTTGTCCGTCTTTATGAGAGGCTTGTTTGAAGCCTCGAACAGATACATAGCCAATACTTGTACTGGCTTGTATGTAGTGAACACAAACGGCTGTCCCATATCATCGTATCTTATAGGGAGATTTTCAGAAAAATACGATATTTCATTTCTGAAAGAAATCCTGTCATAATAGGATAAATTCGCCTTGTCTATATCCCTTACCGTTACAGCCATTGTACCTAAAAGTTCTTGGCTCCATGACTTGTATTTGTCGGTAAAGTTTATTCCGGTTATCAATGCCTTTGTATGTATCGCGTTCACATAGAAATATCCGGTACCGAAACAATTCTGACAGTCCGGCAGTGCAGATTCTTTTCCATGACACGGGCAACGCAAAGCGCGCATTATCTCCACATCGTAACCTTTGGCTTGTATCGCCTGGTCGAACTCCGATTTGAAAAATTCCGGTCGGAAATTACTCAATCCAGAAGATGGAGACTGTAATATATTTCTTGTTTCTCCCATAACTTAAAATACTGCAAATTTAACCTCGTCATACACCAACTTCAACCTTCCTACCGTTTCCTTTATCTCTTTTTGATATTGAATCAATCGTGCAGAATACCCGGCAGATGTCGCAGAAGCCGTTGTGCTTATGCTTTGACTTAATCCGTCTATACTTAAAGACTGTCCAGAAACGCCTGCAATACCCAGAACCAAATCTCCAGCTATGTTAAGCGGCCCGAATGATGCAAGTTTTCCTAACAGATTAATCAAGTCCATAGGCATTTGGTCTACATCCCACCCGGTTATATACTGTACCCTCCAATAATCCGGTATATACTGGAAACGCTGCATACCAATCTGAGACGTTATGCCTGTCAATATTATTTCCGCATTTCCCTGTGTCGTGGAAGACCCTGTAGGAACAACACTCAGCCTTCTTTTCCCTTGTCCCATACCACTGTCATACTCGCATGACAGCCATCCTTGGGGGTATATAATCTGCTCTATCTTATTGAGCATCCCAATCATGCTTAACGGCTCCCTTACCGGATATGACGGGAACAATATAGGGAATTGCTGCCAATAGTCCTTTTGGTAATAAGTCAAAGACTGGTCGATTAACTGCTTTACAAATTTCAAATTGAACCAATTCTCAACCTCTCTTTGTGCTGATTCTATATAGGAGCGCATGGATTCGTCCGTAAATGATGCTCCCTGCCCTCCGTCAATGGTTATTCCGTATAAGTATGTCTGCCATATCTCGGCTACAGACAGCACAAGTCCGGAATTTTTCTTGTATTTTATCGTAAACGTCAATCGACCACCCATCTTTGTAAAATATTTTTATTTAGACAAAATCATATCTATAATTTCCTCTTTCTTTTTGCCTTTAAGGTCTTCTTCCTTGAAAGAACCTCCGTCTTCTGTCATTGCAAGTTCTTTCAGTTCGTCAACCTTCATTTTCTTAAGAGCCGTCTTTACCTCGTCGTCCTCTTCTTCCTTAATAGAGGCTTCCTGCTTTGCTTCCGGTTCGGGGACTACTGCCTGCGTCTCCTTGTTTCCTGCTTTCAAGTCCTCGACGCATTTCTTCCATACTTCAATTTCCTTTTCTTTCTTGGAAATTTCAACCTTCTGCGCCTCGACGATATTCTTAAGACGTTTTATTTCCTCTTCATATTCCTTGTTCCCTTCTTTCACTTCCGAACGAAGTTTTTCTTCAAGGCGTGTTTTGAATTCCGGTTCCTCACCTTCCTTGTAAATATCGGGAAGTTTACGGCTTACTATTTCTTGATAGAGTTCTTCCGATACTTCCGCTCTACCGTTAACAAACTGTACCGGGCCACCATTAAGTACAATTCTATGGTTGTTATACACCCGACTTTTTAAAATCACTTTTTCCATAATACAAAATTTTTAAACAAAAAGGGAAGGAGTTCAATTACTCCCTCCCTTTCACTTTTCACTTTTTAAACCTATAAATTTATATCAAGCTAATTACAAGCCTTCCTCACCAATGTTAACGATACGTACAATCTTTGCTGGCTGATACAATACCGGGGTACCGTAGTTCAAAATTGCAAAACGTTTGCTCGGAGATGTAACGGCAAAGTCCATCTTCATGGTGTCTGCAAACTGCAAGTATTCGTTAATCTGACTGTCATTGTAGTATACCAAAGCTGACTTGGTACCTGCAATGATGCGGTTGCGGTCACGTACACAATTTGCGACTGCACCGTCATAACCTGTTGCCATCTGTGAAGCCGGAACCTCAAAGATAGGATAGTATTCGGTGTTTGTATTCAGAACCGCATTCTTCTTGGTACGGTATACCACGAAGCAAGTAGCCGGATATGCACCACCCACACCAGCGGTAAAACCAAATTCTACTGATTCAGAAGCGGCTACAGCCTGGGCGCCAGCAAATGTGATATTCAGAGGTGCGGATTCACCATAACGATTCTTTGCTGTTACCAAGTAGCCATAAGAACCTGCATGCTGTCCGAAGTTGGTCTTTGTGTCTGCGGATTTTGCTGCAATCGCTGTTCCCTTTGTCGGTGTAACCGGGGCTTTAGCACTTGTTGCACCCTTACCTACCATAATAGGTTTGCGTTCGTCAAAGAAACGGTCGTTCTTAATGTTAATCTTACCGAACTGAGTTGTAACGTCGTTTACAGACTGTCCCATAGTAGCACCAGTTACAGAAGCTGCAAGACCTACGATAACTCGCTTGCTTTCGTGGAACATCTTAACGTAGTTGTTAAACACAATCGGGTTAGAAATGATGCGGTCGATATAACCGTTATAAACGTTCACTACAACGTTTGCAGCGTCTTGAATCAAGTTGTCATTCAACACAGAACCTTGTGCGTCGATAACTGCCGGGCTGTTGAAGTAACCGTCTAACAGTTGTTCAGAAGTCTTGCCTTCTGCCGTACCGCCATCCATTTCGTTGATACCCAACATGTGTTGACGGAAAACACCGTCGAACTGTTCTTCTACACAAGAAGAATCAGCGTCAACCAAACGTGTGTCAATAATGGTACTCAAAAGGATAGTCTTGTTTTCTACTTCCTTCTGGTACATATCCATGTTACCAGCCAATTTAGCCAACATTCCCGGATGTGTAACCTGTCCGGAAACACCCATGAACTTGGTTACTATTGACTTACGTCTGTATTGAGAATCGGTTTCCTGTGGGGTCTCGCCTTCTGCGTTGAAAATACCGACTTCCTCACCATACTTATACAACTGATTGTATTGGTGTACAGTGTTGTCAATCTTATGTTTAGGCATTTCCATGTAATAAACCAACTGGTTCATACGGTTGCCCAGAATCTTCAAGACTGAATCCAGGGATTCAACTTTCAGACCACCACCATTGTTGATTTCGTTGTTATACTGCATTCCGGTCTTAAGACCTGCTTCCATCGCTTTCAAGATTTCTGCTGAATCCATGCCGCCCAGTACGTCGCCAGTACCGTTTTGATTGCTATAATTATACAAATCCATATTCTTTTATTTTAATAGAGTTTATTTCACGAATTTTACACCGTTCTTTTCGTACATGTAACGCGCCAGGTTTTCACCTACTGTTTCAGCGTCCGGATTGATAAGATATGCAAGCGCATCACTTTCCAGTGACTTAGCGATAGCTTCCGGTGCCTCTTCCAAAGACTTTTCAATAAGCTTTACTGCCATAGGTCTGTCTTTCACTACGTTAACTTCGTATTTGCCTGCTTCATCCTTTCTTTCCTCGAAAGATTTCTGAATGGCTGTCATATTGTTAAGTCCTTCTGAACGGAACATAGGGGTAACGCCGGACATCTTGTCAAGTTTTTCACTGATACCATCCACTGTCTCCTGGAATTTTTCCATAGACTTCTGGAAATTTTCCATCAGAGGGGCAAATACAGAACCTACAGACTTCATAATATCTTCCGCGTTGGATTTCTCCACCTTTTCGCTTTCTGCATTCTTGTCCTCGGCCGTATTCTTCTCGTCTTCCTTTACCTTTTCTTCGTCCTTCACGGCTTCCTTTTCCAGCTTGTTGATATCCTTTTCCTCTTTGGTTTCGGATTCATGGTCTCCTGCTGCTGCTCCGTTTTCAGACTTTTCGATTTTCACGTTCGCCATAATGTACTCATCAGAAAATCCCATAGACTTCATCAGAGATACGATAGGGTCGTTCAAATATTTTTCGTCCATCTTTATTAAACTTTTAATTGTGTACAAACTTATTTATTAACGGTTCTCAAATAGTCCTTTATAACGTTCAATCCTACATTGCCGTTCAGATAATATCTATAAAGCTCTTGAAATCTTTCGTCTCTTTCCACTATGATAGGGTTAATGGTAACGTTGAAAGACTTGTCTATCTTTATATTATATCCGTCCTTCTGTAGCTCTACAAGAACGTTATTGGAACCGTTGCTAATTTCTTCTTTATTGCCCTCCACGAAATCTACTGTCTGCACGCCCTTTACTATATCGGCAAACGAATTTGCATTTACGGGCGTCATTGTCATTGCTACGTTTGTGATAAGCGCTTTTGTCACCTTTTTAGGATTGTTCTTGTCTCTTTCCAGCGCTCTCCCCTCAACGGAGAAACCTGGCTTCCGGTCGGTGCCGCTTGCAAGCATTTCAAGTGCCTTGTCATAAAAGGCTCTTGCTTCCGGAGATTTTTTCCACAACTGACAACGTACATAAAACTTGTTATTCTTTACATAAGCATCCAGTGGGTGCCCTATCCAGAACCTTGATTTATTGATAGGGCTTCGTGATGGCAAATGGTCTAAATTGATTAGACCGTGTTTTAAAAAGCGGTCTATTACAAATCCGTTGGGATTCATAGATTCATCCTCCGAATCTATGGAAGAATCGGATGCCAAACCTTCAAAAATCATTTTTTCGTATCTTCTATCATCCCCTACCGGGTAATCCATAGGATTGAAATCTGATTTTTCAAAGTTTGCTTCTGTGAAAAAATTAAATTTTGAATCTACTTCAAACATCTTTTAATAATCTGTGACACAACGAATTAAAATAAACGCTTTTATGTAAATATCTTATAATCAGCATTTTATGCCGAATAAAATTTATTTACGTATTTACCGATTCAAAAATATGAATTATTATGCAAATAGCCAAACTTTATGCAAAAATTATTCACTCCTTGCTTTTTAGGTAATTATCTACGAACTTATCAGAAGGCTTGGTGTAGTTCTTTTTGCCTTCCGGCACTGGGTACGCCCACTCATAGAAATATTTCTTTCTGTCTCCTTCTCCCAGTTCTCCGATTACCGTAAAGCCCTTTGCCCTTCCGTTACTTCTTTCTTGTACAATCTTCTCGAACTTTTCCGGTGGTGTGGTCGAACTTTCTTGCTTGAATATATGGTTGCTCAATTCTTCCATCACCTTATCCCTTCTCTCCTTCTTACTTTCTTTTTCTTTCGCCTCTTTCTCCTTTTGTTCTTGTATCTTCTTTTCCCTTTCTTCGGACATCTTTTTATATACACCGCTTTTGTGTAAACTTTGGTCGAACATATTGTCTACGATATCTCCCAATATCCCAAACTCCGATTCTTCTATTCCGATACTGTTAACAGCATCCTCAATAAACTTTGTATGCTTGGAAGGTATATATCTTTCATTATAGAATCTCTCCAATAGGGTTTCATCCTCCAGCATCTTCTTTAACTTCTCGTTCTTGTGGACTTCCCCGTTTATCTTTTCAGCGTCTTTAATGATGTTCTGTATATCCTTGGAAGTGAACCCGTATGCCGTATCTATGTCAACGCTAAACCCGTCGTTTGAATCGTAGAGCTGGATATCTATACCTCCCTTATCGTTTGCATTCGCTTTGGTATGATTGGAAACACGTATCTCATAGCTTCCTTTCCCTGTCTCAAATTTAAAATAGCTGCTCGCAGTTGTTTTCGCCTTATTGTAATCGTAGTCTATGTTATTCTTGTTCAGCCACGATTTCAGCCCTTTAGTAACTGCTGCCGGGTTCGTTCCGGTCTTCTCTATGGACTTGTCACCGCTTCTGTTAATGACCTGGTTTGTTGATTCCCTTTCCTTCTCGGTGTATATGTATCGAAAACCGCCTTTTCCGTCCGGCTCCTTCCGTACATACTTGTGCGACACTGCCTTTTCCAGCTTATCACACAACATGCTTTTCAATATATCTCTTTTCATACTCTTTCCTTAATAAAAAAGAAGGGGTGATTACACCCCTCCCCAACAATTAATGTAATTGTAAACGATACTTCGTCTGTTTGAGTGTTGCCATAAAATCTTCCACCCACGACTTTTCCCCAGCATATTCGGGGTTATTGTCAAGCTTGGAATAGAATTCCCTTGTGCGGTCTATAATAAGGTCAACCAATTCTATAGGGTCGTTAACCTCTATTTCTTCACCGTTTATCTCCCCGTCCTTGAAACGGCCGAAACCGCTTTGTCCGGCTTCCATTATCTTATCTTCATAGTCGGAAAGTTCATCTATCAAATCGTCCAGATACTTGTGCTTGGCATTGTCTTCCTCTTTCCAATGCACGTTTTTTGAACGGGTCTTAACGCCTTCCAGGAAATTAGCGAAATCGGCAAATACGGCATACATACCGTCCTCCTTCTTTGCCTTTTCCAGTACATCGGCTTTCACTTTCCCCTCTTGAATCATTTCGGAAATAACGCTCTTGAATATCATCGCGTCTTCCACAGAAGAAAACTTCATGGAAACCGTCAGTCTGTCTTCCGACTTCCATATTCCCTGGCTGTCCGTTTCTTCGCTTTCCGTGGTTTCTCCTTCCTCGTTCTTCGCTATTCCGTCACCTTCCGGGCCTTTTGGCTTGTCGTCCAAATCTTCCTTGCAAATGGCATTCGCATCGTCACAGTCCATTGTCTTCTCAACTTCCTCACTTTTCCAGTCTTCCGGCAATTCACCTTCAAGACCCAATTCTTTAGCACGTTTCTTAATCCATGCTTTCACCTTTTCTTTCGGCATATCGGAAGCACCGGACAACTTGATAGCGTCCTTCAAATCCTGGCTATTTCTGATAGGGTATTTCCCGTTCGGCATTGCCTCTCCTTTCTTTGCAAGGTCTTTTCTTTCACTGTGTGAAAAATCGGTCTTGTTGTTCGCTTTCCGTATCTCCTTCGGGTATTTCTCGCACACGGACTTTACCACGTCTTCCGTTACCTTTCCTTCCTGGAAAGCCTTCATTACGATTTCTACCGGATTGGATTTCACTTCCAGCCCCAAAATCTTCTTGATATTGTCTTTCATATCAAAGATAAAATCATAATCATCCAATTCTGTAGCCGGATTAATCCACATGCTGCCAATTTCCTCTTCACCGTCAACCACCACGAAAGCCGGGGATTCATCATCAACATGTCCCATAAAGTAATGAATTTCCGCATTCTTCGTTTTGGCTACACCGACCTCCATAAGGGTGTCTTCCGGAACGTCTATCCCAGTCTCCTCAAAAAGCTCTCTTTGTGCAGCTGTACGGAAATCTTCTCCTTCGTCTACATGTCCCCCAGGTATGCACCAATCGGGTGTATAGTTCATATTTTCACCCGCTCTCTGTAAGATAAGTAACTTACTGCCTCTGAACAAAAGCACGTCCGCATACTTGACTACCCCGGTCTTTGCCTTCATGATATCATCGTATGCGCTTTTGGAAAGCTTCTTACTTTTCCATGCCTTCTTTGCTACATGAACTGCATATACATCCGCAATGGCTTCCGCTATATCTTCGTCTTTCTGGAATGCAGCGATAGCCTTGAAAACCTTGTCCCTGTCTTTCTGTAATTGTGCAACTCGTGAAGCATGCTCTTTCAAGAACTCGTTGTATTTCTTTTCCGAAATCTCTCTTTCGTCCTTGTCAAGCAGGGAGAAGCTTTTCAATACCTGGCTTCTTTCGGCAAATTCGTTTGCAAGTTCTTCCGTTCTTGCTTCTATCTTTTCGGAGCGTCTCAATAGCTCCCTGTATTCAGACACCTTTTGTTCTGCTGTCTGTAAATGAAATAATTTCCGTAAATTCATAGCTATAAAATTTTCTGCTAATGTACGAATTTTACACAATCTATCCAAAAACACAGACATTATCAATATAATAGGAAGTGTTTTTCTTCAATTCGGGCTTGTAAAAATACCTGTTAAGTGTTTCTACCTTTTCTATCCGGTCAATCCTGCCCCTCTTGTTCCCATACAGAACTATTCTGTCGGAAATGTTCAATTCCTTTACTTTTACCGGAACAAGGTAGTTCTTCTCATACGTCCATACCATTTGTTCGCCCGAAATCCTGTTAAGAACACCTTCCTTGCCTGCATTAAAATAGATGTTATATACTGATTCTCGCGGCTTCATTTCGCGTACATGTAAACCTTCCACAAGCGTATAGGAATGTCTTGTCTTTACGGCTTCATTAATCCTTATATCCTTTAGGAACTTTTCACCTTCAAGCGTCCTTATCTCCACAAACCCGGTGTTGAATCCTCCTTCTCCCATAATCAATGCTCCGTTTTCAGAAACAAGCCTTCTTTTGTTATAAGCGCATATTCCGTCCCAGCCTCTATGTTATACAGTTTCCCTTCATACAAGGACAAACCTCTTTCCATTATCTTTATCGCTCCTGCACCCATATGCATGTATTCCGGATTGTCATTATAGAACTTTACGTATTCCTCCACATCCCCCTGTTCTATCTCTTTATCGAGACTTCTTCGACTACTCCCCCTGGTTACTCCGAAACAGTCTTCACCAGTCCATTCATCGAATGTCTTTTCATCAACAAGCGGTATCATCACTTGATGAGGCATAGTGAACGTAAGATGTTTTGCGTCTTCACATACGGAGATTACTATTCCTCTTTCCAATACAACGTTTTCCATCTCTCCTTTGAAGTCGGTACACTCTACACCCTTCTTGAATAGGTTTGTATCGTTCATCATACAATAGAGTAATACATACTCGTCTTCCTTTATCTGGTCTAAACGTACCGGGACAACCTCCCAGTTATACACGTCTACTTCTTCCGCGCTTTCCTTGACAAATTCCTTTGTTACCCTTGTCTTCCGTAGGGTTAACACTTCCACATCTCCTTTATATCCGAATTTCATACCTCAAACATTTTATCTCCGACATATATCTTTACTTTACTCTTTCTCTCTACCTGTCTCTTGTATGATTCTTTAGGCGGTTCAAATGAATGCGTCTCATCATTCCATACCATACCTTTAGGCACCTCCTTAAGGTCACATCTACAGAACGGGTGAACACTATTTAACACTGGTTTCCAATCTTTAACTTTCCTCCCTATATTGTCCCCATTGCTTATAAGGTCTATAAGCTTGAATATCCTCGGTTTGCTTCCTATCCCTGCTGTGGTGTAAAACTTTATGCAGTGCTGGCACGCTCCACTGAATACCTCTTTATATACAAGCGCGTCCGCTCCTTGTTCCTTCATTATCTGTTGGGCTACTCCAGTCTGATAGATATTCTGCATCTCAGTTTCCACTATACGTCCCCAATCACGGTTCCAATCTTCCAGGGAATGTCCTATATTGCTGACAATATTCTGAACGGACTTCTTTTTCAAAACACCCTCTATCATCTCCTTCTTTATCGTTCCCAGCTCCAGTTGTCTCTGTTTCTCCACAAGGGCTTTCACCTCTTCTTCCGATACGGCATTAGACATTATCGTTTTGGCCCGTTCTCCCATCGTCTTTATATAGGAGTATGTACGTGTTGCTGCCGCATAATACACTTCCTGTTCCAACGGTGTAAGTGCTGCCCACTGATGACGGTCTATATACTTGGTAAAATCATCAAAATTGAGTGTAACCAATTGGGAAGGTTCCAATTGTGCGCTCAGCCTTCCAAACAGATAGGACTGGAAATATGGAGGTATCTTTTCTATCTCCTTTCTCCATTTATAGCCATACCGCCTTAACAAGGACTTGTCTTCCGGTGTCAACAGCTTATCTCCCATTACATCGGCTACAATCCTTGCAAGACGGTAGTCTATTATATCATACAATTTTTGTATCTCTTCCGGTGAGAATATCATTTTTCAACCGTTTTAATCATTTCCTTTACAAGCTCCTTTATCATCGCGTCCGATTGTGTGGCAAACATGGTCTGTGCAAGCCCTTCATAACCACATTGTATTTTCGGGTATCTGATAGGGTCTTTCACGTGTCTTTTCACTCCAATAAGACGCGATACCAAAGGTGTTCTTATACCATCAATTTTCTTTTCCGGCATTCTTCTTTTCCTTTATCTTATAACCGTCATAAAGGTCTTCATCAAAGATAGACATATCCGGTGCAGGGAAGTAAGGATTATACGGGGCGTTTCTATGAAATTCCCTTCCTTCTGGACCCAATTTAGCGACATCCTCCATCGTCCACTTTCCTCCTATACCGTTGTCTTCAATCTCAAACCATTCGTCGGCTGTCATTTCTTACCTTTGATTTTGTAACCGTCATATAACGATTCGTCCCACATTGACATATCGGGTTTGGGGAAATATGGATTAGAAGGTGCATTCCTGTACTCTTCTCTTCCTTCTGGTCCCATTGCGGCAATTTCTTCCATCGTCCAACCTTCACCCATTCCGCGTTCTTCAATCTCGAACCACTCATCAGCCGTCATATCAATTCCGTACTTTTTCTTTGCCATAATTTTTACTCCTTTCTTTAAGTTTCTACGCAAATATACAAAACTGTTCAGAATTGAACAAATTTATAAGTCTATTTTTTTAAGAAATCTATCAAGTTCTTTTTGATTTAACACTTTATTATCATAAATCACTCCGTTATCGGAATTCCCGTCATACAATTTAACGGATTTGAATTTATCTTTCAACGGAGTTTCTATAACTTTCTTGAAAGATTCGGATGCGCCCTTATGTCCTTTTCTCGCTATTTCTGTAGGGACATACCGTTTCGTTCTCTCAAAACGTTTCTGTATTCTATCCAAAGCCGTATCAAAATCAGTTGCCACTCCTACCAAATGAACATCATAACCTTGTGCCTTCAATTCGTCAACAAGTTTTTCAAGTTTTGCCGGGTTTCCAAAAACAGCATCTTTCACAAAAGAAGATTTTTTGTGGAGATATTCTTTATCAATCTGCTTTCCTATATCCGACACTTCCTCATGCACATAAGAAGCCGCCTTCTTCGGGTCTATCCCCTTCACTCTTTCATAATCCGGTATCATATCGCGCATATCGTCCACGTCAATAACTGGGAGCTTGTCTATAGAAGGGTCTTTCTCCTTCATCTTCTTAAGATAATACCCTTTGCCCGAACCACCACCGCCAAGCATTAAGTAAGCACGCGGTTTTGTCTCAAATAGCATTTTCTTCCGATATTCGGACTTCACTTTGTTATGAACTTTAATCTGTCTGTCTCGTTTCCAAACACCGCCTTCCTTATAAAGGTCTTCCGTTGTCTTGGTTAAGTCGGCTTTCTCTTCCTCTGTAGCCTTTCTTTTCTTATATGGCTGTCCAACAATACCAAGCTTCCGGTTTACCGCGTTGTTCACATACACTCCTTGTTGTGCCTTCGCAATTTCCAAAAGCCCGTCATACATTTCTGGTCTTCCCAGGCTCTTTTCCAAAAGAGCCTTGTTTATGTATCTATCCAGTTTTAAATTATCAAAAGTTTCCATAATTTCTTATTTGTAAAGATTTTTTAAATAATAGTCAACTGCTGGTTTCATTATAGGATTTTCGTTAAACGACTTGTATTGTGCAAACGGGTCTTCCTCGTCCTCCGGTACACCTTCCGGCTGTTGTCCTGGCTGTGAAGCTCCGAACATTTTATTCTGTTCTTCTGCCTGCTTCATTCCCTGGTACACCTGGTTAAGAATGATATCCTTTTCCGGGTCAAAGTCTCTTCCGTTATACTTCTTGAATATATCCTGCATGGCAACCATTCCGCTACTCAATTTTTCAGAATCCAGTTTTACCTGTGCTTCCTCGTCTTCCACCTCTATTCCGGTAAATGCAAACTCGTAGTTTTCATCCAGCTCACTCACAATATACTTTGTAATGACACCCTGCAAGAATATCAATAGAGGCTTCAATCCTTTTTCCCGGCTGTGCTTCAATCTTTCGCGCTGCCCGTCCTGTCCGAATATCTGCTGACTTTCCTTGAAATTGAATCCAAGTTCGGACGGGTCTATACGATATACGGAACATGTCATTATGATAAGAAACTTTATCCATTCGTTGAATTCCATATCACGATTACTAAGTTTCTGTAAATCAACCCATTCCAAGTCAATGCCATTTATAACGGGTGTGCGGTGACTGTTATAAACCCCTGCCATCGTCTGTGTCCATGCCTGCCTAAACTCTTGTAACGTACTATTTGATATGTTAGGGTTCTTTATATTGATAAACCCTTTAGGCTGAGACCCTTGGCTAAAAAAGTTTGCATTATAGGAAAAGCCCCACAATATCCAGGTAATAATGTTTACCAACGTCTCCAATTCCGACACTCCATACCCGTTTCTTCTCACATCGGACGTCTTGTTTCTGATACCGAAACCAAGCTCCCACGGGTAATACAATATCGGTTCCTTTGTTATAGGATTGTGAAGAATCATTTCGTCCCACACCATACAATAACGCGGCAAATGTCCCTTGAATCTGTACTGCTCGAAACCTTCCCTTTGTCTGGGGTCTACGCTGTCAAGAAAACGTATCAGAGAAGCGTCCACAGCGCGGAACTTCTGCAATTCCCACATTCTGTTGCGCACCATCTCAAAGGCCAACTGGTCTAATGTGAGACTGTCCGACATTATCTTGCTTACAAACTCCTGCAAGCTGTCCACATTGTCCCATTTGTCCGTCCATCCTCCCTTTTCAAGAAAATCAACTATCTTTGATATTTTCTTCTTGTCCTCGTTTGTCAATTTTTCGTCCCCGGTAGAAAAAAGGCTCTTCTTTTTTCTGATTGTGAAGCCTTCCTTTTGCTCGTCTTCCGAAAAATCCATAAAGTTCATTATCTGTTCCACGCGTGTAGACACAATACTTTTGACTATATGGATATCTCCCATCCGACGCAATACGGAAAAGGATAGAACTCCTTTGGAATCCTTGAATCCTCTTCCGTTGCCGGATATGTCGTTAGGGTCAAAGAAAACAGACTGTATTTTTGTAGGCTGCCTGTTAATTTCTCCCAGATACAAATTAGCCTTCATTATCTCCCCTGCATCGTTTGAGTTTAACGCAGCCTGCAATTTGCTTTGGAATGCCATAGGAGCGGCCTTTTGCAGCCTGTCTATCTCTTCAATAGACAAATTCGAAAGGCTTGCAATCAAATCCGGCTTTTCCGCTTTTTGTATAATCTTTCCTTTTCTCTTTCCCATCGTAATAATTTTTAAGCTCCAGCCAATTGAGTTAGATTCACGGTAGCTTCCTTACCTCCTTCTACTGCCGTAACAACTGCCGTTCCGGTACGCTGTGCGCCAGTATTTGCATCCGCCACTACAGAATATTCAGTAGAACCTTTGGTAAATCCCGTACCGCTCACTACAGTAATGTAGTCAACCGTCATAGGTGAACCGTCATTATCTGTTTCTGCCTTATTTTCAGCCGCCACTATACTATAATTCTCTCCATTAGATGTTTCAGATGAAGTCTGACTGAATCCAGTTCCGGTAATCTGTGCAGTCGTATCTACCTTCTCGACACCACCGGAAGGCTTGCCGTTGACTTTTTTCTGTCTTGTTGAAACAATTTGTAAACTCTTCGTTTCTCCAAGCGCTACAAACTGTATGGTCTGTGAATTGGCAGACAACGCATAATCATATGTCACTATAGCCGCATTCTGTGTAAGTGTCACTTCCGCAGTCTTTCCACCATCCTGCGAAATAGTCGCTTTTCCTGTTCTCTGTGAGCTTCCGGTATTCTCAGAAGCTTTCAAATTGTAGTTATTTCCGCTTTCCTCATAATCGAACCCTACACCTGCCAGTTCTATATCAGTAGGATATGTTTCTGGCTGCTGTTTTACTCCATTCAGAACTTTTGTTCTTGTAGAAGTAACAGTGACAAGCTTTTCACCTCCTGCACCGTCGAACGTTACCGCTGTCGGGTCTACTGTAAGCGCATATTCGTAGGTTACAGTAGATGCAGCCTGGTTGCATGTAATCTGCAATGTCTTTCCGCTTTCATTCTGTTTAACCGTCACTACCGCTTTTCTTGCCGTGTTGTTAGGGTTCTCGTCAACCGTTACTTGTCCTCCACTGTCAACCTTGAATCCTGCCCCAGATATTGAGAATGTAACCGGGACGCCTTCCGGGTGTCCTACTGGCTGTCCGTTCTTGAATGTCTGTTTTGAAGACGTCACCACGCACATATCATCACCTCCCTTTGCAGGGAAATTAAGTGTAGGTTCTTTAGTCTCCAATACGTATTCCACAACTTCCTGCACGTCCGACAATACCGCGCCCTCTTCTCCGAATCCTTCCGGATATGAGATAAGCTTAACAAGCGCCTTAAACGCCCATTCCTTGAACTGTCCGATATTATAGGTGTGTCCGGGTTCAATCACGATACCCAGCCCCTTATAATATTCCACGTCACCATAGAGGCTTTCCGTCACGAAAACCTTCATCTGACTGTCGATACCGTCAGTTACGACAGTCATTTGGTGGACATTATCTTCTGTTGTAAACAATAACCGTAGCACGTTACTAAAGTTTTTAAATTTTATTTATCAAATTCGTATTTATATCACAAAATATTTACTCTGATAGGGTTAAACGCTAACCCACTACCGATTATCTGCCGTACGGCAGAATCACCGAATACTTTTCTTACTATTCCGATTGAACCGTTTATATCTGCATTAATCAACTGATTTACAGATGATTGGAACAATCCACGTTTCTTTCTTTTTCCAAGGTAAATATCATGTTTTTCGAAAGTTTCAAAAGCCAAATGGTCTACTTTGGATGTATAGCTTTCTTCCGTTATTTTTAAATCAATACCGACTAATTTTGCCTTGTAGGAGATTTTGCCAACAAGACTTGAAAAAGGAATGTCTACAAATTTCTGATTGTTTTCCTTTCCAAGATTGACATTCTGTTTCCAGTTCTTGTTAAGACCTATTATTATCGTACCTATATCATTTTTCTTGCAAAAATTAATGATAAACTTGCTTATTTTGTGCATCTTATCATTAATCCAAAGATTGCGGTAACAAATCAGTCTTTTCAATCTTTTTGATGTTCCTCTATCTCCCACAAAAGACATCCATTTTGCTTTTATTTTATTGAACCATTGATTAAAAGATTTTACAACTTTTCCGTTTACAATGAAAAACTTTTGGTTTACATTGTTGGTGCATGTACACAAATTGTTTAACCCCAAATCAATCGAAAGAAAATTATCTTTCTGTAAATCAAGATTTTGTTCCTTTCTTTCATAAATCACTTCCACAACATAACATGTTGCTTGCGGTATAATTCTTACTTGTTTAAGTTCTTCTTTCTTTACATTTGTTTTAATTGGTTGTATAATATTATTTACAAAATAAATATATCCATCTTGTTTTACTCTACAAGAAGCAACAGTAAAAACAATCATGTTTTGCTTCTTACCGCTTTTGTATTTCGGTAACTTTGGCTTTGAATGAAATTTTGAAGGATTTTTCTCAAATTCCTTAACGCTTCTCATCCATCCTTTTATAATTGAAAATACTTGTGCTATCACTTGTTGAGAAACAGAAGAAGGTAAATTTCTAAAATCAAACTGATTTTCTCTACAAAGTTTAGTGGAAAATTCATATTCTTTCAAATAATTCTTTGAGAAAATGCCTTGCCGGACATTGTACAAAACATAATTGTACAATAATCCGGACTTGTGGCAAATTTTTTCAAATCGGTTATCCTTAATAATATGTCTTTCAACCAGTCTCATTACTTAATCAATCTTATTGTTAGAAATTTCAAATATAAACAATAAAAATGAAATAAATTATTCGCTTATATCTTTAGTTGTTTTCGGCTACGAGTTCTTCGCGCCATGTGTTGTTATCTGTCATTACAACCACGTTCAAGTCTTCCTTTGCATCCAAACCAAGGTCAGCCAGCGTAAACGCCATAGGCTTTCCGGACATAACTTTGGTAGCAATGGTCTTGCGGTCTCCTCTGATTACTCCAAATCTTTCTGCGCTTTCCTGCAAATCTACGCTATTGGGGAAATAAATATCGACATCCTTCTTTGCTGGAACGCTTGTCTTGATTGTAATTACACACGCATCATCATCGTTCCATTCTGCCGTTACCGCAACAATTTCATTCAATCCCTGGGGGTCGATAATCAATTCCAAACCCTTTTCTTCCGCAAATGCTACAAGTTCCTCATGCATCACGGCTTCGCCTACATTCCATTTGAAACCAAGCTTCAAAAGCTCGGCACCGCCTTCCGGGTCTGTCACGTTTCCTTTAGGGGTAATTCCGCGCGGTGATTCAGTGATGAATACTTTCTTCTGGTCGCAACTACCATCAGTTACCAATGTCACATCAATATTCTTGTCTTCGTCCAAAAATCTGTATAGTCTCATAATCTTTTATTTTTAATGGTTTTTATTTACATTCAAATACGATTTCCTGTTCTACTGAACCGTCAGCACCCAGTACATAGACCTGGTAAATACCTGTCACATCCGCTTTCTGTACGCCCAAATCCTTCTGGCACTCGAAGCCCAGATATTCGTTCTTCTCCTTCATTGTCAAAATCTTTTTGTCGGAAGATACGGTGCCAATACTTTCGGGAATATTGGCAAACTCGCAGAACTTGTTGTTATGCTTGATACAAATCTGAGTGCCTTCCGATACCTTTGCCTTAAAATTCATCCACAACCAAGGAAGACCGTTTGCATATTCAGCCTGCCACGGATATTCCGTCAGATAGGATTCGGGGAGAATGCTGTTATATCCCTCCTCGCTGTTGATAATACCGCTATTGGGATTCATCTTAATAGGCAAGGAATAGGAAGGAATTGCCTCTATCTCCTGTTGCAAAGCCTCGAAATTTCCCTGTAAGCCTTGTGCAACCTGTGCCCCGGTATCACCGTCCTGTATTTGGTAAAACACTACTTTTTTCATAACTTCTAAAACTTGAATTTTAAATCATTATACCACACGAAATTGTCACGCCAAATATTGTCTGTAGAGAAAATGGTCTGTATCATTCTCCAAACTCCGTCTTTCATCCATTTGCCGAAGTTGTCCCAAATTCCTTTGGTAAGTACCCATACTGCCGGAATACTGAACTTCCCTCCAGAAATCCAATAGTTGCGCATATTCCATTTATCGTTGTCCAGTACCCATACCTTCTTCACCTTCGGTGGCATTGTCTGTGAAGTACCACCGCCTGCGCCTCCTCCAAAGTATGTACCGGGATTTTCCTCTGTTCCGACCCTTGAATAGGTTCCTGGCAAATAATCACCTTGTGCCATAATCATTCTCCTTTCATTTCCTTTATCGCCTTCGGTTTCTTGTCTCCGAATTCGTCGAAATCAGACAGATATTTTCTAATTCTCTGAGGTACCAAAGTAGGGCTTACCTTTGCCGCGTTCTCCACGATTGAGATTGATTCTCGTATTATAAGCGCGTTACACACCACGGCACGGAACCATGCGTATATCTCCACATTACCGCCTTCCACAGTAAAGTTCCCCATCACATGCGAAACAATCAGAATAGCGGAATAAATGAAAAGCTTCGTGATAATCATTGAAAAGCCCTTGCTTGAAAAGTCCTTGTTCTTGATATGATATACCCAGCTTACAAGTGTGTCTATCACTATAAGAATCATTAGGTATTTCAAGAACTCCCAGTCCCGAAACACATATTTCTCAATGAAGGATGCTGTGTTGGAAAAAGAGATAGGTATGCTCAACAACACGGGAAAATATAAACTCATTACGTATTCCCTTATTTTATGTAGTTTTCCCATAATCATATGCGACGGAATTTTAGGAAATTGTATATGCAATGTGTACAAGTTTACTTGGTGAGGCTTCCGGATATTTCTTTTTCAGATAGTCATAGCGTTCTCTGATAACGTTCTCTGCCTCTTTAGGGTTGTGCCCCGACTTTGCGGCCGCAGCCACGAGTTTTTCAACTGTAGGGAAACCGCTTTTCTTTTCCTTCGGCTTCTCCTCCTTCGCGGTCTCCTTTGTCTTGATTCCCTGGCGTCGTACCCATCCGTTAGCGGTCTTCACATATTCTTTCCCTCCCCAGCTTTTTACGGTTCCGATAGGTTCACCCTTCCGTGCCTTCTCTATATCGTCAGATACGCACATTCCGGCTATGCCCTTGAAAATGTTTAGAGGGGTTTCCTTGTATCGCAGCATGTCCCGGTTCTCGGACATTGATTTGAAAATTCCTTCCTTTCCCGGTATCACTTCCACTTGTGAGGGTCTTATGAACATGGGTTCTTCCTCGTAAATGTCATTCAGCACTTTAACCGTTTCCAGTGATTTCCAGTCCGCAGCCGCACATGCTTTCTCGAACTCGTCCATCTCGTTGTTTTCTGACTTGTTCAAAACATCAGTAGCAAAAGCCGCTACCTGCTTTGCGGTGAACGCTTCGTAGTCGTTGTCAATGAGAAATTGTTCAAATTGTGCACGTCCGAACACTTTCTCTTCTTTTCTATTATTATCCATGAATAATGCCTTTTTAAGTTATAACGAAATTGCAATTACAACGGTAAAAATAGGCATTATCAGTCAAATAACCAAGCTTTTAACTTGAATATTTATCCAATACCGGGTATTTGTACTTCGCGCGGATAGGGTTTGTCTTTATATACTTCCGTCTTCTGTTTTCTACCCGTTTCCTGGTCCTTTCGGCTTTCGCCAAAGCCTTTTCTATCTGTTCGCGTCGCTTCTCGTCACGCGCTATGCGTTCCCGTATCATCTGTTCCGCGTACAGTTCTACATCTTCGCTTTCATAATCATCATAGAGATGGTAACTCAAAGTCTCCATATTCTTGAATGTATTTTGCTACAGTAAACTTATTTTTTCTCGCTTCCCTTGCTTTCCTGGCGATTTCTCCTATCTCCTTTCCAAGCTTATTTCTTTCTTCTTCCGATTCTTCATAATATGTTCTACTTGTATTAGGGTCGAAATAATTGTAGTCATATACCGTACAGCGATTTTTTGCAACAAGGTCAATCCTATTATTTTCCTCTATTTCTCTCTGTATTTCTGACCTGTGGATATATTCCAGATATTTCTCTTCCTCCTTTTCCTTCTCAAAATTGTCCTCCCAGTATTCCAAGTTCTTTTTTAGGGTGTGATAAAAACTCAACCTCTTTTTACACGGTACACTGTCTTCTTCACATATTATAACAGCGTCCCTTTTTGCCATTTTATTAAAATCCTTGTCTTCCCACAAATAACCCTTTTCTTTTCTGAACCAAACTCTTTTGAGATAATAAACAGAATCCTTTACCCTTGAAACACCTTCTTTAATCTTCTCAAATCTTCTTGCAAATATATTCTTCCATTCTTCCCTGTCCGGTAAGGCTACCGTATAATTATTCGATTTATAATTATACCTCATTGATTTAACAGCCTTGTCCGGTTTCATATAAACCGTATCTCCGAAAATTTCCTTCAATGCCTTTATAAACTTTCTCACTGTATCTACGCTGCACTTCATTCGCCCTGCAATACGCTTTGGACTTTCATAGAACGATACTTCGCAATTGTTCCATTTTATAGCCTCTAATGCGTGCTTATGCGCTATCTTTACAGCCTTGTTATAAACCTTGTCATAATCTGATTCCTTCCAATCCTCGTTATTGTACAGCCATTCGACTATCTTTAAAATTTCATCTTTCTTTGATTCCTCGTCATTCCATACGTCCAAATTGTACTCTGCAATCTCTTTACAATACTTGTAATATCTTATCTTCTTTGAAATGTAGTTCAATATCCTTGTAAAAATAGGAGACCATTTTACCCCTTTCTCTTTAATCACATAACGCAAATAATCCGGTAAATACATCTCTTCCGTTACATCCTTGAAATCCTTGTTTATGATTGTACATACATCCTTTTCGGGGAATTTAATATAATCATTCAGTCTTAAAAACTTGATATAATCCTTTGCTTTTCTGTAGGAAATACCCACTTCTTCCGCAATCTTCAATGACAGTTCTTGTGTAGTAAAACTTCTTTTCCAAAACGTCTTATACTGATATTTCTTCTGATTTCTCTTGCAATACTTGTTGTTTATCAATCTAATAGCGCACAATACGCAACAATACTCGTAATCCTGGATGGTCTGTAAATTCTTTAAATCCTTAATAGGAAACTTAATCTTTTTTGAAATGTCCTGGCGTGATGCCGATTTTTCTGTATCTTTTTTCATTTCTCTCTAAAATGTGCTTCTTCTACAAAATTTTCAATTTTTACAAATATCTTGCTCAAGGATATTCACGCCCACAAATACCTGCTTACAAAACAAAAAGAAAAGGGGAAAGTTTAAAAGAGGTATTTGTAGAAGCGCACTCCAGAGAGATAACCCCTTTTCTTTTGCGGTTCCCAACTCTTTTCAGAACTGAGCCGCCATTTGTTTAAGCACTGCAAACATAGGGATAAATTTTCAATCCACAAAATTTTCTCGGAAAAATTTTTGCCGGGACGCGCTTTTTCCAAAATCCCTTCTTGTTTTCGTCTTCTCCTTCCACTTCATTCCCTTTTTCTGTTTTTACTTCCGTTAACACTTTCCATATCTCGCTTTATCCCCCTTCCCCATTTTTCACTCTTTCCCCTTCCTCCCCCAAACCCCCTATTGCTATATTGCAGTTCTTCCTCCTATTATCATACCCGTTAGGGTAAAAGAAGAAAGGGAACTACGTACCCCTTTAGGGGTTAGATAATAACGTTATGGTAAAATGTCAAAGTGTTGATTTCCAGATAGTTACAAATAGTAATAAATATTGACAGAAATTTCCTCGAAAAAGCCTACCTTTACACGTGTTTAATCTTAAAAATTGTAAAATATGAAAGTAGTTTATGAATCGAAAATTGCGAAAATTATCATTCCGACCTTTTCCGCAATCCTAATTTTTTGCTGGTTGCTTTGCAAGAAAACGAAAGAGTATTACGACGAAGAATTCCTAAAACATGAAGAAACCCACTCCTACCAGTGGAAATCATTAATGATACCGGGAACCGTGATTTTTAGCGGTCTTGCAGGCGTTTTCTCGTGCCCCTGGCTACTTCTCCTTATCCCGTTGACGTTCTATCTGTATTACGCCCTGGAATGGCTCGTGCGTGTAATAGGAGCCTTAATCAAATATCACCCAGGTTTCAGTGGCGGTTTCAAGAAATGGATTAAGAGAATCCAGGCTATAAACCATGACTGTTACCATGCAATCGTGTTTGAACAAGAAGCGAACGCAGTAGAAAAAGGAGTGGTAGATTATGGTTTTTTGTCATTCTTCAAGTATTATTAACTCGGTTGTCAAGATTTAGAAAAAGAAAGGGGGCGTTTCACAACGCCCCCAGTCTGTCGGGTTTCGCCAAACCCATGATTCTTACTACAAAACAAAATTGAATAATTATACAAATTGAGTGTATATTTATTCAATAATTTTCTTTATGGAAACCGCGTTCCGCTTGATATTCCCGATTTTCCGGCAAACCTCATTCGTAGAAATATCCCTATAGGAAGACAGTATTTCCGAAAGTTCGGCAATCTTATTCACAATCACGTTCATTTCCTGTAACCGTTGCCAGCTTATGGAGATGGAAAAATGATTTTTAATGAATTCGTCACGGGCTGCCCTCGCTTCTTCCACGGTTCGGAAATAACCGATATTGTACTTCTTCTTCTCAACTTCTATTATAACCCGGTACGGCTTGTTTTTAGACCGCTTGTCATAATAGTAAATATATCTGTTACTTCTCGGTTTCATTCTCTGAATCCTCCTTCTTTTCGGGAACCGGAATAGCCCCCAGGCAGTGAACAAAGATGGCTGCGATAAACGGGGAAATGATAAGTGCCATAAGCATCCACACTCCGAAACTTCTGTTCATCCTTTCTGCTGTAGAACCTACCTCGGCACTCAGCATAAGATGAACGATAAAAATAATGATAGTTAAAAATACGATACTTGCATTCATAATTTAATCCTCCCTTTATTTAAGTTCATTAATGATTTTCATTGCTTGTTCTCTCAGAACCTCGTTATTATTTTCTTCTCCCATCTCCTTACTGATTAGGGATAACGTGCCGTCCAGGTTCTTCTTGTAGACGGCAATCATGCTCATGCTTTCGTCCTTTGCCGGGTCATATACGACCCGGCAGTTTCCTTTGCTTAATGTTCTCATTTTAAAATAGTGTTTATGACGTTGTTAATAGTAAATTCTTCAATCTCTTTTATATCCTTTTCATAACACATATGTTTGTTTTCGGTATATTCTACGATATTGCCGTGAAGAACGTCTGTAGGGGAAGGAAAACGCTTTATTTCAGCCACTTTCCATGTTCCGAACTTGACCGTTACATATACCTCGTATGAATCGGGGTTCTTGAAAAAATCTATATTTGCCATAGTTGTAAAGATTTTATTCGACAATTAATTTAACGCCCATTCAATGGCATGTTCGGCTGATTCTTGATTGGGATATATAATACATTCATATTCGTTTGAATGATAAAAGCAATATCCTAATTTGTTAAAATTGTCTTTTACTACTGATTCAAGGAATTTTGGACAAATTTCTTTGCTGTATTCACCATTAACTATTTGTCCTCCCATTGTTTCAATTACATAAACTTCCATAATCTTTTATCTTTTTATTTGTTTGACTTAATTAACCGCCTCCCTTAAGAAGACATTGCAAATATAGGTACTTAATCAGACATACGCAAGTGCGTATGTGCTTTTAACATAAGATTAACATATAACCACAAAGAAAACACCCGGAAACATTCTTTCACGAAGAGCGTAACCAGGTGTCAGTCAAACAAATATATATAAAATTTAGAGAAAGAAGGTTCTAAACTATGTCGGGATGAAAGTATGTCGGATAGTCCCATTCCTTGATAATCTCCTTAAGTTCTTTCCAGGGAATGAAAATAGTGTGTGATGTGATAGCCGCTTTCTTGTCGCCAGTCCAGTAGACGGAAGAAAATACTGGGTTCTCGGATTTTACGATACTTTCCGTTGTCCGTCCCCCCATATCCTCAATCAGCTTGCTATATCCGAAATAGCTGATGTTCTGTCCCAGCACAAGACAAAGGATATCACCAGTCTTGCATTTTAGGGCACGGGCAACAGACGTTCTGTCCTCACCGCTTATAATGTGGCTGTCACGAAGCAAAACAAGCTTGTTGGAATAACAAAGCCAATCTATATACATGCTTCCCCCGTCGTATGTGAATTCATTCTTTTTGCTCATATCAAGTCTTTATAATCGTCTTCCATCCTTTTTATTTCGCTCGTCAATTCCTGGCTTAAATGGAATAGGAATTGTTTCTGATTGTCCTCCATCTCGTCCTCATTACAGCTCATCTTCCTGGAAAGTTGGTCTAAATACCGGATGAACCGCTTTCTTTGGATAAGGTCTATATAGGAGACCGTATAAAGAAGAACATTCATTCTTTTCTGAATTCCCGTAACCGCCCCTATGCACCACAAAAGGAGAGTGATAAGGACTACCGTAAGAACAATCAAACACACAAAAATCGCTGTTATCATAGCTGCAAATATATGAAAATAAAACAAATAATTAATACTAAAGAACGTTCAAATTTTCGTTCTTGTCAATATATACGGGTCTCGAAACAAGGGAACAAGGAGAAATGACAATGTATTTTCCCGGACGTACCTTTCGCAACGTCATTCCCCGGTATTCGACAATCTGTCCCACCCATATGTAGCATTCTTTCTTAATCATTGAGGATGCTTTTAATTGAGGACAGTTTCTTTTCGGCTTCTTTCTCGGTCTGGAAATAGTTGTGAGTATTAAACTTGCATTCGTCTATATAATCGAATGTTTCTGTACGGGAAGCCACGCAAAAGGAATTGGGGACATTGAAATCAATGTAATAATACATGTAGCCCTTCTTGGCACGCCACCGAATTTTTTCTATACATTTGCTCTTTGTATTGTAGAACAAGCCTTTTTCGGCAAGCGCGTTGTTCATACGCTTCTTTTCTTCTTCTGTAGAAAATCTGAAAGATGGGATAAAATCATAGTAAGAAAATGACATTCCAGTTTTAAGAAAATGTAATTCATTATTTCGTAAATAAACATGATAAAATGCTTTAGAAATATCTTTTTTACATTTGCGTTCTCTATATATCATTATCGTACCGTCTTCATGTGTCAGACAATCTCCATCATGGACGGACAAGAATTTCCCGTCTTTGTCATATAACACCTTTTTCATAATTGTAAAATATTTTTATTAGAAAACATAATTAATCAAATCAGAAAGCCAGGACAAGAATTGTATCATTCCGAAGAATAGGAAACAAAAGGCGATTGCCCCGGTTCCGTACCAGAAACGTACCCACCATTCACGATACTTTGTCTTCAATACTTTATTACCGAAACGACCGTGAAAGAAATTTATAAGCTGCTTTTTCATGATATATAAGTTTTTAGAATTCGACAAGGAGAAGAGGTTTACAGTTTTCCCTCTCTCTGACCCACATATAATCTCTTCCGAAACCGTAATCAAAAAGAGAATTGAACGTAACCGGATAATCCATAGAAATAAACTTCATTGCTTCTCTCAGTTCTTTTTCGTCATTACATTGAACTATTTTGTTAAGCATATTAACATAAAGAGAAATTGCTACTGGTGAATGATTAACATTTAACGGGTTTTCTACGATTGCTTTCATAACTTAATCCTTCTTATTCTTGTTTACAGATTTATCTATACTTCCTTTTAGGGCTTCAATCCATTTAAGGTTGAATTCCTTTTCTTCCGGGGAATTGGTTTCATTCTCCTTCTTTAGCTGTGCTATCAGCAAGCATATTTCTTTTATATCCATATTATTTGTTCTATTGGTAGCCCGAAGGCTACCGGGTTAATTGATTTCGTAATGAGGCTGCTCGCCTCTGACAACTCTCTTTGCATCCGCAATGCTATCATACAGCTTTGATTCATCACCATCTATGATGGCAAATTCTTGGTGAAAGCCATCTTCAAACATTGTTATTGTGTGACCTTTGTAACTTACTTCCTTGATAACGTTCATTATCTTCATAACTCTTATCTTTTTATTTGTTCAACATTTCGAGTTGTCTTTGAAGGAGGTTAGCGCGGTTCTGTTCATTGGCTGCAAACTCCATATTCCCGATAGACTTATAGAACTCCACATTTTCAAGTGCCTCGGCAAGTGCTTGTTGTTTCTTGGAAATCATAGAGGAGATTTCGTTGTTATTACCTCTCTTCATCATCTCTTCCATTTCCGTACCTCTCACCTTGTAAAATTCTGCTTTCATAACCTTATTTCTTTTAATTTGTTTGACCTTGTTTCCTTATCACATTGCAAATATAGGCACTTAATCAGACATAAGCAAGTGCTTATGTGCTTTTAACATAAGATTAACATAACCTTTCTTTCAGTGACATTATATTTTTTAGAAATAGGAGAAAATGGTATGTGATTATCAGACAGTTAACACTAACTCTGAAAATTGTGTTGTTTTTCGGTGTACAATAAAATAAGGAAAATGAAAAACCGGGAACCGGACAAAACACCCGAAATTCCCGGCATCCCGAAAACAATCAAATTACCCCTTCTTCACTTTTCCAGTCACTGGAACCGTTGATTTCGTCTTCATCCATCAAAGGATAGGGATAGATGATTTCCTTGACCTCGTCCGTCTCTTCCAGTGTCATAACCGGGGGAACAAGTAAATTGTAGATTTCTTCATGTAACAGCGCTTTTGTGCCGTCATTGTTCGTTCTTCTTGTTTCCCAGTCCTTGTCGAACTGTTTCAGTTCTTCTATAGGTATAGCTAACCACTTCATAATCAATCATATTTTAGTTTATAGTCATTAATTACTTTCTCAATCTGCAAAGGTGTAAGTTCGTCATAGAAGCCGATAAGCTTGTAGAGAGCCATGTTTGAGAAATATCCGGCCAATCCTATATCACTTCCAAGAACCACCTTTTGCGGCTTTAAATCTGTACCGTTCACTATCGTGATAATTTGATGTTTCAAATAGACCTCTTTTCCATTCATAGTGGTATTCAACTTTCCGTTTATATAAGTCACCCCACCCCAGTTATAAGCATTATATGCTATATGATTTAATGAAATACTTATTCCAAAACTTGTCTGACTTACTCTTTGGTCATATAGGAATCCACTTTTATCGGTAGTTAAAGATGGTATTACTTCCATAAACAACGTCTTGAATCCTTTCGTAACATTCTGCATTATCGCATAATCATCTATACTATCAAAGACAAAAGCACCGTCTGACCTGTAGCCGCTACTCTCTGTATACGCTGCATTGAATATCTCTGCATCATGTCCATTACCCGACAAATCGTCTATGATGTTACGGGTAGGAGAAGAATTGTCCTTAAGTGATAAGTCGTAATAGACGTCCGGTTCCGGTATCGTGACCTTGCCAGACCTCCTGCCAAACAAAAGACTTGTACCGATACCAATCATAACCCTATATTGAATTGTGCAGTAGTGCCGTCAACAAACACCTTATCAACAAGATAAGGCATAGGAGAACCCATATAAGCGGAAACCTCGGTCTCGGAAATGGTATAAGTATCTGGACCAGTCTCACCGATAAGGTGTACTTTGACAGTACCAGCAGTCAACGGAATAATAAGAAACGCCCTTTTATCATCGGGAATCAAGGTGTACTTTGACAGTACCACATCTTCGGCTGGTGTGCCGACCTCGAAAGCGCGTGAAATCGCTGTTATGCTCTCAAAACCCTTGTTATTTGCTATATTTATTTTAGTAGGATACATAATTATTTCAATTTAAATTTACAAATGATAAAAATACGAAATTTGAAAAATCGCGGCTACAGCATACTGTAGTATCGATTGACCTATAAGGGGGAATACCTTTTGGATATAGTAAAATATATTTACGCTGTGAATAGC